ATCGGCCGTCGCGACGACCGCGAGCAGTGTACGCATCGCTGTGTAATCCGCCGCCGAGATCAGGCTGCGACCGTTCGCCGATGCGTTCGTGATATCTGCGACTGCGATCGCAAGCGCTGCCTTTAGAGACGCGGCGGAAATGTTCCCGGTGAGACCAGCGACGGCATTGACCGCGTCCGTGTTGTCAATCTTGCGCCAAGTGGTGCCGTCGTAAACGGCCCAGTCGCCGACCTTCCAATCCGAAATGCCGTTGAGCGCGGTCGTGCCGTCCGTGCCGACGAGATAATAGTGGCCTTTTGTGCCGACACCGCTCGTGAGAGCAGGCGTGTTGCTCGATGCGTTCCAAATCGCCTGAAACGAGAGCGCGCCGAGCACCGCGTCTGGCAGCTGCGCAGTCGGCACCTTGCCTGACCCGTCGAGACCTGCGTAACCGTTCGCGAGGCCTTTCTGCGCGATGGCTTGCAGTCCCGCGAGCAATGCGTCGACGGCCAGCTTCGGATAATAGAGGTCGTCATGGTCGTGCTCGGCATCGGCCTTGCTGTCGACAGCATTTCCCACGGCGTTCGCGAGCTGATTGTCTCCGTCGTTGAGGTCGCCGCCGAGACGCGTGACGAGGTTGGTGAGGTTGGCCTTCTGACGGTTGACCCACGTCGCGTCGATCTCGGTGCCACCGATGCCGCCGACTTTATCTTTGGCCCACGTGTCGCCTTCGACGGCGGGCGGGCGATCTTCCGGGCGCTCGTTGACTGCGAAGCGACCCGTGAACGAGAAACCAGCGTAGCTCATCGCTTGCCCTCTCCCTTACGCCATTGCCAGCAAATCGACGTAGAAGGTGGTCGACGCGCGCGCCATGTCGTGGATGGCGACGCCGGTTGCGCCATAGCGCGTCATTGTGCTGATCGCGGTGCCGTTGTCCCAGTCCTTGGTGCCGCTGTAGCCTTCCTCGAACTGCAGGTAGCGCATACGCTCGAGCGCGGTCGGCGTGCGTGCCCAGTTGAAGGTCATGTTCCATGCCGGTGTCCACCCATTGTGCGGAGACCCTGAAACGAAACTGGCGGAGAACCGACCGAATAGGCGGTCCTTGTTGACCAGCGGCGTCACCGTCGGAACGTTGCTCGCGTTCGTCGTGACGCGCGCGATCAGCATGTCGTCGTAGGTGGTGTCGAAGGTCGCATGGCTCTCGGCGAGTGCGCCGGGATTGTAAGTGCCGTCCGCAAGGTCTTTCAACTCATAGACGATCGCGCCGCTGCTCCACCGCGCCCGTAGATGATAGCTCTTGCTCTCGACCGTCGGCAGCGTGCGCGCGGCAATGAGCGTGTCGCTGGTCAGGATGCGGCGCGCGCCACGATGGATGAAGCTCTGACCGTTGGCGACGATGACCTGGCCGACCGACGCCGTGATGGTGAGCTTGCCGTCGGCAGTCTCGACTTCCGGGAAGAACGGAAACAGCTGGCCGAAGCCCGCGCCGTCCACCTTGACAACATTGCCGTCAGTCGTGACGTTGACACCGTTGACGCCTTTGACGGTGCGAAATTCTTCCTGGCCGTCGACGATGTTCGTGCCTTTGTAGATCTGCTGGCCGTCGCCAACATTTACGAGCGGAAGACCTTCCTCCCCACCCCCGCCGCCTCCGGCGGCCGTCGACGATATGACGATTTCGAACTCGCCAGAATCCGGACCGGTTTCCACGGCTTCGATGGTAATGTTGGCGCCCGGCTTCAGTGACCGGATTTTGTGAATGCCATCGACAGCCCGTAGGCCACCCCAGATCGCCACCGCGCCCTCGCTCAGCGGTGTCGAGTCCGTGCCGTCCTCGATCATTTTTTTGATCGCCTTGCGGACCTGCTCGAGATCCTCGTGGCTCGGGGTCTGACCGGAATACTGGATCAGGTGATGCAGTTCCGTCTGCGGATGGTCGACGGCCTCATAGGGCGGGATCGAGCCTTCCTCGCCCGTCGCGGGGTTGCCGTTCACATAAGGCGCATCCGGGTCCGAGTTGTAAATTCCATCCACGGGACCGGCGAAGTTGGGAAGGAAGGGCGGCTGGCGTTTCACGTTGGAAGTCCCCCGTCAGAAGTTTTGATAGTTGAAGAACAGGTTCGTGTGCGCAGGCTTCAGCCGGTGCAAAAGGCACTCGAGGTCATCGGCGCGGCGTATGGTGAGGTGCGTGTCCTGGCCGAACTGCGATTGACCGAAGCGGAACCAGGTGAGACGAACGCCCGGAACGGTGACGATCCAGACGAAGCGCATTTCCGGCGGCGCAAAGCGCCATCGGCTATTGCCGAGGCGCGAGACGCCGAACATGAAGGGGCGAAACTCGCGGATCGTGATCTGGTCGATGCGGCCGACCTGGAACTCGAGCTCGTTCGGAAGCGCGTGCTCGCTCGGCTCGTCGACGTGATAGCCGAGGCGCCGCGCCAGCTCCGTGAAATATTCGCGTGACTGACCGCCGGGCCGACGCTGCAATTTCTCGAGCACGGCCTGACGGCGCTCGTCGAGCGTCTGCGCTGCCGGAAGGCACGGCTCGGGAAGCCCGAGCACGCGTTCCCAGTCCGGAAGCAGGTCGAACGAACGAGGCGGGAACGCCTCCGTGATCAGGAACCGTCCCGTGCGGTCAGCCCAGCGCGCGACGACGCCAGCGAGTGCACGCATCGTCTGATAGGGCTTAGAGCCCAGCGCACGCGTCCAGATCTCGCCGAGCGGAAGCTTGGCAAGAAGCGCGTGCGTGAACGCCTCGGCGTCACGCGGTTGCCATGTCATCAGTCGAACTCGATCTCGATAAAGATCATGTTGCCCGGTACGGTCGGCACCAGGTTGGAGACGGTGAGGTTGTGATGGTCCTCACCCGTCGCAGCCGACACTGCTTCGCGGATCCAGGATGCGTAGATTGTCTCGCCCGGCGCGGCCCTGGCGCGCAGCATCTCACGCACCTCGAGGCGGATGTTGTTGCGCACTTCCGGAGTATCGCGATTGAGACCGCTGATCGTGATCGTGTGTTCCTGGCGGATCGGGCTCTCGACCCAGAAATCCGCGACCGTCACCGGCCGCAGCGCGTCGATATAGGCGCGGACCAGGTCGAGGTCTTCGGATTCGGGAAGCCCGTCGTCGCTTGAGCGGACGTTGTCGAGCATGATCCTCACCGTCACGGTGCCCACACCCATCTCGGACTTGGCCCAGGCGCGCGTGACGCCGGGCACCTCGAGCGCCCATTGCTCGTAGTCATGCCGCGCGCCTCCATGCGGAGGTGCCTGAATGCGCGCGATGTAGCGTTCGATCAGCTCGGCGTCCGTCTCGATCTCCGCGCCGCCGGCGAGCCCAGGCGCGGCGACCACGGCTGTGCCGTCGATGCCACCGGGCGGAGTGAGAAACGAAATCTGCGCACCTTCGTCGAGATTGGCGAGCGCGCCAGGCGTCAGTGACCGCAGCGGCACGACACCCGTCGTCGCGGAAAGCGTGATGCCCTCCGTCACCTCAAATTCAAGCCCGACGTTCTGGCCCGCTGCGTCGACAACCGTTGCGGTCAGCTGGGCGCCCGTCGGCACCTGCGCGCCGATGATGCCTGAGACCGTGAGCTGGCCGGCAGCATAAGACGCGCCTTTGCGTCCCTGCGGCAACCAGATCCCGCCCCACCGATCGCAGAACTCGCCCTCGGCGGTGTCGGGCATCATCATGCGCGCGACCCAATCGAGATGGATGTCATTATCGAGTGCGAGGCGCGCCATGGCGTCGCCGATCACGCGCAACACGGTGTTCGGAATACTGGCGTCCGCGCCGGGCAAATGCGTCGCGATATCGTCGCGGACCTGCTTGCGGCGATCGCGCAACGTCAACGTCGGCCAAGGCATCAGGCGACCTCATTCCAAAGTGTTTCGAAGCGAACCGCGATGCTCTCTTTCGGCCCGCGGTAAAAGGTGATCTCGGCGCCGAGGCGCTCGTGCGCGAACCAGTCGACGGCGAGGTCGTAGCGCTCGCAAATGCGCTTCTCGACGAATGGGTCGAGCGCCTCGCGGATGTATTCCTCGGCGCGCGCGCGCGTCTCCTCCGTCTGCTTCTCGCGCGAGAGCAGCCACAGCCGCGAGCCGATCGGCCAGCCGTCGAACAATTCCTCGGCGTCGAGATCGCCCCACCATCCGCGCCGGTCCGACGCGAAGTGCGGCAGCGGATCATCGTCCTCAGCCGTGCGGTGCGTGAACAGCGCGACGGCGACGGCCGTCACGAGCTCCATGCGCGTATCGAGCATGCGGCCGACCAGCAGCCAATCGCCAAGCATGCGCTCGGCGTCCCAGACGACGCGGATATCAGCCATTGATCTGCCTCACGCCGTGTGCGGGCCGTTGCTGTCGATGTGCACGCCGGACTGGTTGTAATTGCCGTTGTGCGTGATATCGCCCTCGAAGTGGATCGGACCTTCGATCCTGATCCCCTTCGCCGACTTGATGTGGATCATGCCGCGTTTGAAATGCACGGACTGTCCCTGATCGTCATGCACGACAAGCTCGCCTTCCTCGATATCGGTCGGCCGGTAGCGACGATCCGCAACGTCCGTCACGACGATATGGTCGGGATTGCCGCCAAGCATGAATGCCATCACCTCCGCGCCAGCTTTCGGGCGATAGGTGACGCCGTAGCGTTCCCAGTGCTCGACCTTCGTCGGTTTGTGACCGCTGGCGAGGCTGATATCGAGCGTCTGCATCTTTTTCGAAGCGTCGACGCGGTCGACCACGCCGCGCTGCACGAGGCTGCGGACAATCATCTCCTGCTTGTGCGCGTCGGAGCGGTTGAGAGCGTCGCGCATCAGTGGGATCCTATGATCGTCTTGTTCGGGACCGACACCACCACGGAAGGCTCCGCCGGCTTGACGTCTGTCCAGGCCTTGTCGCTTGCTGCGCCGCCGCCGCTGCCGGCACCGCCTCCCGAACCTCCGCTGCCTGCGCCTCCGCCCGAGCCCGGATTGAGCGCTTCGGGCGGCACAAGCGACAGCTTCGTGAACGTGCCGTTGCCCTCTTGCGTCATCGACAGACTTTCGACCGCCATCGGCCGATTGATTGCAAGCATCGGCGAGATCAGCGTCACCGTCATGCCGGGCATCCACAGCCCGCCGGCGCCGATCCAATCGACGACCGTCACCTCGGCGCGCGTGCTTTCGCCAGCGCGGCTGGTGCATTCCCAGTCGCAACGATCCTTGGCGTTTTGTTTGCTCGTCTTCGTTTCGTTGCGGACGGTCAGGTTGCGATAGCGCTTGATCGCGCCGTCCTTGGCCTTCGCCGCGATCTCCGAAACCTCACGGCCCCATTTCTGGTCGCTGCCGTGATCCTGGCCGAGCGTCTCATAATCCGAATAGCGGTTGTCCGCGCGCAGCGTCGCAGAGGCCTCAAGAATGTTGCCGCCCTCAATCAACGGAACGCCGCCCATACCCTGCACGTGCAGCAAGCGTAGATTGCCGAGTTCGTCGTCCGTCAGCAGCACAGCGCCGGGCCGCGCATAGCGCTCGAGCATCTCGTGTTTTGTCTCGCCCGAGAGCACACGGGCGACGTCGAATTTGCCCTTCAGCTGCGCCTCGACCTTGACGCCGACGCCATGCTTGCCTGCGAGCTTGCGAGCGATCTGATCCAGACCAACGTCTCGCATCTCGCCATTCTCGACGTCCGGATCGGCCGAACTGTCGACGAGGTCCTGCGTTTTCGAGCGTCCCTGGATCGAAACGTCGTGATTGTTGCCGTCGTATTTCGGGCAGTAGGTGTCGACGTAACCCGTGATCACCGGGAAGCCGCTGTATAGCACCGTGCAGGCATCGCCGGGGCGGATGCGCCATCCCATCAGCGAAGCAGGCCCGTCGTTACCGCCCGTCCATTTTTCGCTGACCTCAAGCGCGAACTGGCCCGCCATTTCCTTGACGCTGCGGGTGATCTCGACTTTTTTGAAACCCTCGTAGAGCATGCCGTTGACGAGCAACGACACGATGCCCGGCTCGAAGCCAGGCGCCGCGAGACCAGACATCATCGGTTGCGCGCCTCGTTATCGAGAGTAGGCCCGGCCGCTCATCGGCATGAACGACGGGTGATCGGTGCCGCCGTTTTCGGCGATGATCTCATCGGCGCGGCTCGCGTCCTGGTAAAACCGGTGCGCGAGCACGACGGCCGGCAATGGTACGGCCGTTTCGTAGCGCACCAGGCGTGCGAGAGGTCGGCCGCGTTCAATCAGATCTCGCGTCAATGCAGCCTGCGCTTCGCTGAGCGGCCGCATGAGCTCGACGACGCCCATATCGGACGCGCGCTCGATCGTGACGTCAAAAGCGCGGCCGAGGCGCTGACGCAGCCCCAGTGCCTCGTCGTAGCTGCGCGGCGCGATCGCCGACACGGCGTTTCCGGCTTCAGCAAGGGCCACGGCTTCGAATAGCAGCAGCAGAATTTTCTCATTTTCGCGTTGTAGCGCCAGCGTGGCGCATCGCGGTTCCGTGAGGACCTGGCCGCGCGCGGTGACGACGATGCGCTCAAGGCCGCGAATGACGGCGCGTGGATCGCTCGCAGCCACGCGATAACCTTCAGCGATGGCGGCGACATCCCGCTCGAGCCGGAGCGAGCGAGCCGCAGCACGCGGGTCCGCCTTCAGCGTCGCGAGCGTTCGACGATACGCCGAGAACCGGTTCCGATCGGCGACCGGACCAGGCGTGCGCTCGAACAACGGTAGCAACGCTTTCAGAATGCGCGCCGTCGCATCGAGCACGTAATCAGGCATATATGCGGGCATGGCTCACCGGTTGAAGCGGCTCGAGAAGCTGCTGACGACAGCAGAGATCAACGCAGCCGACGCGCCGGCGAGTTGCACGGCGGTTGCGGCGACACCGAACGGCGCAGCCCCACCTTCGCCCGCTTCGACGAGATCAATCGAGAAGCGGCACATGCGTCCAACTTCACTCGTTTCAATGAGCCGGATTCGGCGACACTTAACCCGCTGAGACACGCCCCAATGGTCGATGTAGGACATCGCGCCTTCGCGCTCACACCGCTTGATCAGACGGTCTCGCTGCGACATGTAGTTGTCGCCGATGACATAGGCATCGAGATCGTATTCGCGGGTCGCCTTGCCCATGTCCTCGGGGAACGGCGTGTTCCGCTTGGGGTACTCGTGAATGGCCAAGCGACGGCCGCTTTCCAAGCTCCGATCGCGAGTGTGAATTTCAATACCGCCGAGCATAGCTCTTCGCAGCCCGCGCTTCCACGGCGACAACTTGATATCGGCCATGGCTTACCTCGCAGGCTGCATGTTCGGGCCGGTGTTCAGCTGTACGCGCTGACCGGCGGCCCTGACTTGCGACGCGACGTTGTTCGCCGCGGCAACGGCTTGAGCGCCGCCAGCGGTAATGCCGGCCGCGAGGGAAGCCATGATCTGTTGGCCGACCGACGACAAGTCGATCGATGCGAACGCAGCGCGGATCTGCTCGGCGATCGCCTGCGCGTCGCTGACGGATTGCTGGCCGGACGACCCGATGTCGAGCCCGCCGCCGGCGGACTGGTCAACGTCGACCGTAGGCAGGTCCGTCGATGACCCTTCAGCGGCACTTGCGTCTCCGCCGGAGTACATACCGAGAGTCAGCGGATTGAGCAGCGCGCCCTTCCAGCCGTTTTCCTGATACCCGTTGTAAGCGTCGTAGCCCATCATGAGGAGACCGAGAGGCAGCAGAGCGCGGCTTGCAGTCCGTCCGAGAACGCTGCCGCCCCGAGCGAGCCAGCCTGCGCCCGCGGTCGCGGCGCCCGCTGTTCCGGCGCCAAGCCCAAGAAACCGACCGGAGGCCGTTGCAGACCCCATGCGACCGAGCGCCTTACCGGCTTGCTTCGCGGTCATGCCGGCGGCAACGCCGCCCGCTCCCGCGCCAGCAAGTGCGGCCATGGAGCCGCCCGCAGCGGCAGCACCTCCGGCACCAGCGCCGGCCCCGACTAAACCGAGGACGCGCGCGGAACCCGCGATTAAGCGGATGGCGCCTGCGACGATCGTCAGGCCCGCTGCCGCAGCCCCCAAGCCGACGAGCGCGGCGGTGACAGCCGTGAGTGCGCCCACTGGCATGGCCGCGATGCCGTTCATGAGCGCAATCAGCGCGTCTTTCGTTTTCGAGATCACGCCGGTATTTTCGAGCGCCCCGATCATGTTCTGCCACGCGCCGAACAACGAATCCGTCTTGCCGGCTTCGCTCTCCTTTCGCCCTTCGACCACGGCGTCGATGACCTGCCCATCAACCTGCTTCAGGTCCTCGTAGAGCTTGATCAGCTTGTCGTAGAATTCGAAAATCGGCGTGTTGCGTGCGACGTGACGACCCTCGAAGATCTGCGCAATTTCGCCGATCGAAACACCGGCCTCGCGCAGTGCTCCGATATAGCCGGGCAAGTCGATCTCACCCGATGCCTGCGCCACCGAGTTTGCCACCGCAAGGCGCACGTCGTCAGCGCGCCCGACCCAGCCCTTGCCGAGCGACTTCATCGCCTTGTCGACGAGATGCTGCTGGAAATCGGCCGACGTCATCGTGCCGTCTTTGCGATCTGCATCGAGCTCGCGCAGCCATTGCGCCTTCCGATCAGGACCGCCCTTGCCACGGAACAGCTGCCCGTCGAGCAGATTGTTGAGCCGGAGAAGCGCTTTCTGCGGGTCTGCCGCCTCCGTCTTCATGAATTTCGATCGGTCGATTTGGCGCGCATCGAGTATGCGCATCGCCGTCGCCGTCGGATTCATGGCCTTGTTGCCCATCGACTTAAACGCAGTGCCGAGTTCCGGCGCCTGGAAGCCGTACTTCGAGCCGTGCGCAAGCATAGCGAGCGCGAACTCGTAAGGAATTCCCATGCCAGCATAGAGCGGCGCAAACTGGCGCATACCTTCAACGGTGTCCGCCGGTCCTAAGGGGCTGCTCGCCGCCGCGACGGCCGCCTTGGCGGCGAGGCCCTTCATGTATGCCGCTTCGAACTTCTCGTCGTTGACGTCGACACCCAGATCGCCAGCCAGCTTTGTGCGCTGCTTCTCATAGCCAGAGTACACCTGACCAATGAAGCTCGCGGCCGCACCGGGCTCGAGCGCGCTCGGCTCTGACAGGTAGAGACCCATCGCGGCGTCATAGAGCGCCTGCGAGGTTGATCCCCGCATACCGAGCTTTTCGACCTCTTCACGTGCTTTCATCGTCACTTCGGGCGTGGTGCCGAGGTCCTGGGCAGACTGCCGCGCCTCTTTGGCGGCCTGCGCCATCGCGGCCTTCCACTCGGTGAGTTGCAGCTTGCCGTCTTTGACGAACTCAGTGATGCGCGCGAAGCCGTATCCGAAGTTGCTCTCGTTGAACTTCTTCGTCGTCGCAATGATGCCGCCCAACGCAAACCCGGCGCCGAGCATCGTGCCGCGCAAGCCGACGATGCTCTGCTGAAGTCGATTAGTCGCAACGACCATCGAGCCGAGCGCGTTCCCCGAAAACGTGCCGAGTGAGGCGGTCTTCGACTGCGCGCCGATGGCGGACAGCTGACGCTGAATGGTGCCGAGCGTGCCGCTGGCGCCATTCGTGATCGTCACCCGCCCGCGCAGGTCCAATGCGGCCACGGATCACCCCTTGTTGTGCATGATTTTCAGGAGCCGCTGCGTCTCTTCGTAGTGCTCGGAAAGCGCGACCGGATCGAGATCGAGGAAGGAATCGGGATGCTGTTTGAAGACGTGCGCAAGCCAATACGCGACGAGGACGAGGTCCTCTATCGCGCCAGCTTCACGAAAAAACCCGCGATCACCCCGGCGCAGGCGTCCAGGTCCTCATATTCAAACTGATCGACGGTGGATGGCGGCAGAGGCGGCGTTGCGAGGACGGAGATGTACTTGGCGACCAGATCCCACCGCATATCCATGTCAACGATGACGCCTTCGGCGTTCGTCTGGATCTTTACGGGGTTGCCGAGCTTTTTGATATCGCGCGTCACCGGCTTGCGCAGTGTGATGCGATCGATTTCCTCATCGTGCGCGAAGTACGCTTTCGAGAGAATGACCTCGTTGGGGTCGGCGGGCTTCGCCGGCGCAGCGACAGGCGCGGGAGCTGCCGGATAATGCTGCACAGGCGCCACCGGAGGCGCGGCGGCCACCTGCGCTGCAACGGGCGCTTGCGCATAGGTCTGCGGCGCGGGCTGGGGCTGGTAGCCCTGCGGTGCGGACCGCATGACAGGCTGCGGAGCGTAGGCCTCGGCAGCTGGTGTCGGCGCCGGCTGCGGCGCGTATTCCTGGCCTCCGTGGAAGCGCGGATCGTTTGTCATGAAAAGTCCCCCTGAGTTGTAATCGCGCGCGGTTGGCACTGGGCAACCGAAGCGCAACTAAAAAGAGCCAACCGCCACCCCGGCGCGGCTTATCGAATTTCGTCGATTTCCATGCCCTCGAAGCGAACGCCGAGCTTGCCTTCCTCGGTTTCAACCTCGTAGCTGTTCGCCGTCCAGGCATTGCGCAGCACGTACGCCTTGCCGTTGGCGATCTCGATCGTCACCGTTGCATCCTTGATGCCGAGGAGAACGGGCAGCGACACGTCTTCTGTCGTCGACACATCGCCCTCGATGAACGGCACGTCGGGCATTTCCTTGTAGCCGTGCACGCGGTCCTGGCCGGCGATGCCTTCACGTTTGAGCTTGTTGAAGCCGACCTTCCAGTTGCCGCGAATGGGCAGCTGCCGGCCGTCGAATTTCACGAACGCGACGCCCGCGATGCGGTTGTTCGCCATTGTCTCGTCTCCTTGTCAGATGATGGAGCCGCGCCGGCGCCGGCGCGGCTGCTGGCGTCGGTTTAGGCGATGGGGAGAGCCTGATCCGGCAGCTGCGCCGGATACTGCAGGCGGAACTGCGCCAGCACGGCGAACACGTCGAGCTGGTTGACGAGATCCGGCGGATAGAGCACGTCGAGGCGGTTCGGGTCGTTGGCGTTGCGCTCGACGATCAGGTTCGCAGCGAAGGCTTCGGCGTTCTCGACAAGGCCGAGATACTCGAGCTCGCGATAGTGCGCGACGATGACCGCCTTCGCGACTTTCGGCGTCACGATGGCCTGACCGGGTCCGTATCGGGTGCCATCGTTCGCGAGCTTATGGCGCGGGAACTTCTGCACGATGCGGTAGCGCAGCGAGCGGAGCACATACGCCAGCGTTGCGAGCGTCTGCACTTTCAGGAACGCGTTGTCGTCGAGACCATGCGTGTTCTTCTGGTACATCGAGAACGACGTCTCGATCTGGCAGACGCCGTCCTCCGTCTCCTTGCAGACGGAGATGGCATCGAACGCGAGCGAGTTCTTTTCGCCCTTCGTGAAGCGCTGGCTGATGATCGCCGGCAGCATCCCGTTGAGCGGGAGAGTGTGCAGCGGACGAGCCGGATCGTTCATCAGCGCGCGGTGCGCCTGAGCAGCGAACATCGCGGCGCGCTCCCAGAACGGCGTCGGCGAACCGCGATAGCCGAAGCACGTGATATGCGCCCCGTTGCGGGTCTGACCAAACGTCTGAAGGTCGCCGACCGTGCCATCCTTGGCGCTGTAGACGTGACCGAACAACTGACGCAACCAGCTCCAGCGGCCGACGTCGCCAACGTGGCTCCATTCGAGGTCGACAGCGTTGAACGTCGTGGCGTCGTTCCAGCCGATGACGACCGTATCGAACTCCTGATCGCCGATCGCGGCGAGCGCGCTCGTGAGATCCGGGTTGCCTGTGCCGCTCGCCATGGCGGTGATCGTAAGCGTCACGCCGGCGGGCAGTGCTTCGCCGCCGATCTGGCCGAGGTAGTTCACACGGACGTCGATGCCGTTGCTGTCGATGCCCTTCCACTTCGCGGTCAGGGCGACCGTGTCATCGTCGGCATCGTCGACCACGGCTGCCGTAACCGGAAGGTCGAGATTGGCGTTGATCGCCGCGGCGATCGCCGTCGCGATGGCGGATTTCGTGTCGCCCGCAGTCACGCCGACTTGCACGCGGCGTCCCGAAATGTAGAGCGACAGGATACCGGAAGCAGTTGCGGTGCCCGTCACCTCGATCGAGCCGGTTGCGGCGACGCCTGCGCCAGGCTCGGCGATAGCAATGCCCCACACTTCATCGAAGGTGTTGTTCTTGAACCAGGCTTCGAACATGCCCGCGCCATGCGAGCCGCGGCCGAACAGTGCCTTGGCCTGGTCCGGCGAGGAAACGCGCACGAGAGCATTTGCCGTGGCGGGCGCTGCGGCCGTCTTGTAGCCGAGCACCAGCGCACGCTGGTAGTTCTGGAAGGTGCCGGCCTGGCTGGGGTCGATCTCCGCCCAGAACAGCGGCAACCGGGTCGACGGCGAAATGTGATTGTAGCTGACGGGCATCGGTCAGGGCTCCTTACTTGCTGGCCTTGGGGGCGGCCGCCTTCTTTGCGGCCGGTGCGGATTTCGAGATCGTGACGTCACCCGCCTCCTCGAGGCGGCGCCACGCGGCGCAGTCGGTGAACCAGCCACCCTCGGCCGGCACGACGGCGTAGGGCGGCAACGGCGCGCGGGGGCTCTTCCCCGCCGCCGGAGCGACGTAGATGCGGTCTGACATTGGTTTCTCCTGACGGAAGCGGGGGTGTAGTGACTTACTCGGGGATCGTGATTTCGGCTTCGATGCCGTCGCCGGCGTCGACAGTGATGCCGCTGAAGTCGGGGAGACCGTCGGCGTTCGGCTCCCACTGGCTGCGATAGAGAACGTCGATCTGCACCTGGCGCCGGTAGACGATCACCGCGCCCTCGGGGCTCTTTTCTGTAATGGTGCGCACGCCTCCGATGCCCTCGACGACGGGCGATCCATCGATCGTTCCCCAGGTCCAGGGATCTGTGCAGAGCGCCGCCATGATGTGCTGGCCATGAAGCGCGAGCTTCGCCATGCAGGCTTTGCCCGTCTTACCCTTGTCGAGAACATCGATCGCGAGCGTGAGCTTGTGCACGAAGTCCGACGTGCCGGTGCGCGGGTCGCCGTCGGCATCGGCGGAATCGCTATCGTAGGAAATGCCGGCGAGCGGCAGCGCCTCGTCTTTGGTCGGCGGATCACGATGAATTTCGATATTGCCGCCGACGAAGCCGGTTTCAACGAGGCGCGCCATAGCGGCCTCGCACAGCTTTTCCATGATCAGCATGTCAGTCCTCGTCGACGCGCAGGATCAGGTCCGCGCAGCCTTCGCCGTCCGGCTGCACGTCCCACACGACAAACGTGCCTTCGTTCGGAACCGTGACCTCGTCGCCCTGCGCCGGCTTCGTCGCGAAGTCGGTCAGCCGCACCGTGAGCACGGGCGCTGTCGTCGAGTGCCCAGCCTGGCGCAGCTCCGAGTTCATCATCTCGTCGAGCACGACTTCGTGCGCGCGGTCGAAGATGGCGCGGAGCGGCGCCAGCGGCTTGGCGAGCTTCGCCGCTGGGCTGTAAGTGACGGGACGAGCGTAAATGCCGAACAGTGGCGCGTTCGTGTGGGCGTCGAAGTCGAACATCAGGCTGCAGCCGCTGCCTGCTCAGCCTCGATCAGCTTGACGAGATCGGCTTCGATGTCGGCACGCTTGCGGGACGTGACCCCCTTTGTCTTCGCGAATTCCTTGAGTTCTGCGAAGGTGAGATCGGCGAGAACCTCGGCAACCGTCTTTTGTTCGCTGACTTCGCCCGTGTCCGGATCGACCTGTTCGTCGCCATTCACGGCGTCAATTGCTTGGCGCGCAACCGCCTTGAGAACGGCCTTCTCGATCTCCGAAAATTCGACTGGCTGCGTTTCATCGGCGGGAAGCTCTTCGGCGGCGCCGCGTTTGATCCAGCCTCTAGCAACGGTGTCGTCGACTTCACCAGCCCAGCCCTTCGGAAAGGTCTTCGAGTTGAGCTTGTCGACGCGCACGGTTTCGTCATCGAGCATTTTCACGCGCATGTGGGAACCCCCTTCGTTGATTGTCTGCGGCGCACGGCGAAAGGCCCGGCAGTTTGCCGCCGGGCCTTGAACGGCACGTCGCGAAAGCGAAGCGCTTAGTTGCTGGAATAGCCGCGCAGCACTAGACGCGGCTTCTGGACGAGGAACAGCGGAGCCGATTCCGTGTGGATCTCGACGCCCGCACCGTGATCGAGTTCCCTGAGCGACACGTACATGGCCTGACCGGGCATGTTGATCGCGTCCATCATCTCGCCGGGCGAGAAGTAGCTGCGGAACACCTGCTGCGTGCCGAGCGGCACGATGATGCACTCGTTCTCCGGGATGAACCGGCGCGTCGACGTCGTGCCGTCAGCGTTGAGATAGCTGGCCTGACCGTTGTGCTCGACGAACGTTGCCGTGCCGTGCTGGAAGTAGGTGACGCCCAGATCCTCGAGCAACGGGTTCTGACGGCCGACCGGGTTGCCGACGTTCTTGTAGATCTCGATGAACGCCGGATGCGTGGTGACTTTATCGAAGAACTCGGCCGAGCAGAGGTAGAGCTGGCGACCCATGGGCTCACCGAGAAGGTTGCGCTCCATGAAGCGGCGCGATTCCTTCGTTGCTGCCATCACGGTGTCGGAGGATGTCGTGCCGAACTTGAAGTCGATCGACTGCTGGCTCTCGCCCATCTCCGTGTAGCAGTTGTAGAGAACGCGCGAGCCGTCGGCATCATATACGTCACCGCGCAGCGCACCCCAACGCATGTATTCATGCGTCTGGCGATAGCCGCGCTGCAATTCGAAGAAGCGCTCCGCAAGCACATCATCGAACGCCTCGAAGAACGGCTCACCGAGTGCGCCGAACGCCGGAAGGTTCTGCAGGTCGGACGGGCGGATCGTGTCGTTCTGCTGCATGAAGTAGGTCTTCATGACGCGGGTCGAGCGGTTCGCACGCTTCTTCTCAGGAGCCGGTGCGCCACGTTCGGACGTAGGAATGAGGTTGAGGAAGCCTTCCTTGGCTTCGATCTCGACATACGTCGTGCGGATGCCCTTCTCCGGGAACAAGCCGAGCTGCGAGAGCAGCGAATACTCGTTCGGAATCTTCATGATGGCGTCCGACACATTGCGGACGGAGTAGCGCGGGTCGCGCAGGAAATCGAGCTGCATGGGGTTTTGCGTCCTTTCGACGTCGGATGCTGAATCAAAAACGCCCGCAGGCAGGGCCTACGGGCGTCGGGATCAGAGTTCTTCGCCGTTAGGCGAGCTGGCGGGTCTTGAAGCCCAGCGTCGCCAGCGAGGCGAGCGCGGAGTTCTTTTTGGTGTTGTCGTTGACCGACGCGTCCCAGCTCAGAGCGAGCGCGACGATTTCGGCCTGACCGGTGACGATCACGCCTTTGACGTCCGAGCCGCCCGAGGCATCGACAGCGTTGAGCAACACGGCGACAGCCGTCTGGGTGCCGTCAGAGGCGCCGTTGACGTGACGCTTGTACTTGCCGGACGCCGTAATCTTGCCGAGGACGGCGCCCGTGGGCAGCACGCCGGCGCCCGCGACGATCGTTACCTCTTCGCGGTTGAGGCGGGAGTCGAGCTCATGTCGGAGCCAGTCTCCCGAAAGTGTCGGATAGTTGGAAACCACAGCCATGGCTTAACCCTTTTTGCTGAACTTCTTCTCGAAACGAGCGGAGAGCGACGGACGCTGATCCGAAGCGCCAGCAGCGGCCGGCTGAATGCCGGCGGCGTTGCCGCGCTTCTGCATCTCAGCGGTCAGACCCGCATTGAGCTGCGACTTGTCGTCAGCGGCGGCTTCGGGCTTCTCAGCGGCGGCGGCCTTGAGCAGTTCCTTGGCCTCGTCGACGGTCAGCTTTACGTTGCCAGCAAGCTTGCGAGCCATTGCCGGCTTGTCCTTGGCCTCCTCGCAATCGAGAATGGCGAAGATGCGCGCCGTAGCCTCGGCGGCAGCGTCCGGCTTGGCCGCTTCGGCAGCCGGTGCGGATGCTGCAGGGGCGGCGGCTGCTGGCGCAGGCGCCTTTCCGGCCATCCCTACGAGGGCGGCCGTGATCTGAGCTGCGAGATCGGTTTGCCCGTCCGCAGCAGCCTGGTGAGACATGCGTTTAGCTCCTTTGTTGCCCGCGGAGGGCGCTTCATCGTCCGGCGCCTGCGGCACCGGGTTTCGGTTGGCCGGCGCGAGCCCGCCCTTCGAACCTGCTTCAATTTTAGGTTTGCGCTTGGGCTTGACGCGAGACGAGCCGGCCTCGATGCGCTCAACCAGTTCCTCGAGCGTCTCGACGCGATCGGCGAGCTTGGCGCGAACGGCATCCTGCCCGGCAAAGCAGCGCGCGTCCGTCGCCCGCACAATGTCCTCGTCGATACCGCGAAACTTGGCTACGTGAGCGACGAACTGATCGTAGGTGCGATCGATGCCAAATTGCGTTTCAGCCTCTTCGCCTTCGCTCAGGGCGGTCATCCAACGACCGTCCGGCTTTGCGGCGCCTGCCGAGAACACGCGCGACGCGATGCCCGCGCGCTCGAGCGCCTCGGCATAGGAAATGCGCGAGGCGATGACACCGATTGAGCCGACCTCTCCGTTCGGCGTGATCGAGAATTCTTCAGCGATGCAGCCGAGCCAGTATCCGCCGCTGCAGGCCATGTTGTGAGCTATCGCGAACACCGGCTTGGTTTCCGCGAGATCGGCCAGCGCGTTGCCGCAGGCCTCGATGCCGAGCACCATCCCGCCCGGAGAATTGATGTCGAGCACAACACGCTTGATGTCGGCGTTCGTCTTAATCCGCCGCACCTGCTCCTGAATGCCCTCATAAGCCGTCAGGCCCCAATAGGAACCGAGGAACGGCGAGCGGTCGAACAGCGTGCCGTGGATTTCGAGAATGGCAGTGCCCTTCTCGGTATGGCGCGCGCCGGTATTGCGATTGCGCGGCAGGGTGTAGCGGTTCGCGGAAATGGCCTCGATCAGCGCGGCGTGCTCGGCCTCACGCATGACCATCGGCCGTCCGGACACCATACCGTGCAGCACGAAGCCGAGGTCAGCACCCGCCGATGCCGGCGACTGCGCCTGCAGCGTGATTCCGTTCGTCATGTGCGAGTTTCCTTAGCGGCGGTCAGGCGTGCGGTAAGCTTGAACCTGGATCGTCTGGCCGTTCTTACCCCGGCGGGTGTAACCGGCTGTCTCTCCGTCTGCCTTCTTGACGGCCGCCGAAGCGACAACCGTCGAGGCCGGCGCCTTCGGTGCTTCAGACGCCTTGCGCTCGGCACCCTCGTTCAGGAACGCCTTCGGCTGAGGATCAGCATTCGCAGCCGTCACCAGCGCGTCGGCCATCATGCCCACACCGCTGATGAGGCCTGCCGCTCCGAAGGTAATGAGTGCACCCCTGCCCAAACCAGGGCGCGACTTCAAACCAAGTTCCATAAAGTGGGCGCCGGCGTACGACCCGACCCCACCAATTAATGCTTTCGTTCCGGGCGAGGTTTCCGCAGAAAGAGCCGACCCATCCGCCTTTCGCGTTTCGGCGCTCGCCTCGCGCGCAGCGTCGCCCCAGCCGAGCATTTCACCGACCTTGCTCGCGGCCTTCGTGACGGTGTCGGAAATGACACCAGAAACGCCGCCCTGATCGGCGAGCGCATCGTTAGCCATCTGTGCGGTGCCGAAAGTCGCGAAGTTGGCCGCGCCTACAATTGCACCGCGTTTCAAGGACTCACCCATACTGTGTCCTTCGTCCCGAGACTTCTCAGCTTGGGACAACGCACCAAAGGACAGCATGTCAGTGACAACCTTGGCGGCCTCGGTGAAGCCTTGTGCGCGTGCCTGTTCTTTCGTTTCCCCCTGCGCTTCAGCCGCCGAGGCGCGATCATTGAACGCGCTCACTGCAACGATACCGGCGAGCACCGGCAAAGCAGCTCGCCCCACCGTCTTCGCGACACCACCCGATGCGCGCGGCGCGCGCTTTCGAGGGGCCGCCTTAGACGGCTTGGCTTTGCTGGTCTCTCGCGCAGCCTCGATATCGACCATCGCGGCGGCGTTGGGCTGCACGCTGGCAGTCGCGCGCTGAACCATGCGCGTGCCAACGGTGCTCACCGCGGCTGCGCCAAGGCCGATTGCGGCGCCGTTCAGCACTTCCTTTGCGGTCTCGTTCTCCGTGTTCGACGCAACGACGCGGGCGGCGACAGCCTCCGTCACTAAAAAGGCGGCTGTTACACCGCCGACGGGACCCTTCATCTTCCCGAGCTTCAGCTTGTCGGCGACACGAACACCCGCGCGCAGTTTTGCCGGGTTGGACGTGCCGCGCACCTTTTCGGCAACTTTTTCGAGTTGCTTATTCTTCGCACGCGCCGCCTTGGTCACTTCGGCATTGATTTTATCGGCCTTGTGTTTGCCGTAAGCCATGCCAGCCGCGAGCGGAGCGGCGACAAGGCCGACCTGGCGCAGCTGCTCGGACGGCGCCTTATCCGCGGCGCGACGCTCGTCAGCACGCTTGTCTTTGCGCGCCTCGGCTTCGAGCTCCAGGCGGCGCATGTCCGTCTTCGCGCGCTCAGCCTCGGCCGCGGCTTGTGCTTCCTTCGCGGCGGCTTCCTTTGCTGCAGCTTCTGCCTGCTTGGCCGCGACAGTGTTCTTCGAGGTCCCGGAACGCTGCTGCTTTGTGCGCTTCTCAGCCATCGTTCTTGTCCTTCTTTTCATCGTCGGCAGCCGGCTCAGCAACGACAGGCGGCATGACGGGCTCACCAGGCAGCGGCACGCCATACTCACGCATGAAGCGCACTTCGCGCGCCTTTTGGCGGATATTGTCGCGGTAATCCTGGCCCTCTTCGGCGGCCATCTCCTCGAGCGTATCGAGGCCGAGCTGCCAGCCGGCGAGCTGTCCGGCGCGCTCCTTCGTGGGATCGAGCATCGGCGGACCCCAGGTCATGAACACGCCTTTGCAGAGCGCAGGCAACGCGTCGTAGAACTCGAACGGCTTGACGCCCTTGGGCAGCTTCAGCGCGCCAGAGTGCACTGCCTCTTCCATGAAGCACTGCACCATCGGCATACCGAGATCATAGACGAGCTCGCCGCGCTGCACTTCGTGCACGCGCCAGTTCGTCGCGACCGACATGCGCGCCGACGAATAGTTCACATCGCTATAGTCCTGCGAAACGGAGATCGGGTCTCCGCCGAGGCCTGCGGCGAATTCCTTGACGGCCGACTTCTTGAACTCCGCTGCGCTCGAGCCCTTGTTGCCGGGCGTCACGAGTTGCAACTCGTCGCCGGGCACGAGGTGACTGACGCGCCCGCCATCGAAGCCCGTGATTTTGGCTTCGCCGTAGTATCCGGCAGCCATTGCAAGCTGATCGAGCGTCGCTGCCGTCATCGGATTGACGGGATCGCCGTTCTCGTCGACATCGACGTCGGCGCCGAGGGACTGCATCGCTTCCGCCCAGTTCGCACTCGACTTGATCACGAGCGCGTACATGGCCTGCATGATGGCGGACGCGAGATCGGCCTCGCTGAACTCCTGTTGCATCTTCATGGCACGGATCACGGTCGTGAAATCCGTGATGCCGCGAGTCTGCTCGGCTCGCTCCGACAGGAACGAGTGCATCATCACCGGCCGTCCCCAGACCGTTTCCTTGGCGTGGAAAGACCACGTCTGAGAACGCGCGGCGTCCATCAAAGCATGATCAGACGGATGCCCGTTCCGAATGTGGTACCCGAGCGGTGCGGAGTATTCGTCGAGAGCGACGCCGGCCCGGAGATAGGGCGTATCCGGCGCCCCATTCGGGTTCGACAAGCGGTCAATGTCGACCATCTTGAAGCAGGTTTTCCATCGCCGGCGCTCGTCCCACTCTGCGGCGAGGAGCGTTTCGCCGTCGACCATGCGCGTCGAGACGGCAAGGCGCATCATCGCGGAGAAGTTGCGCTTGCGGGCGGCGTCGATCTGAGCACCAGGTCCGTGCGCATAGGCATCCCAAACGCGATCAAATTGCGCGCCCCAGCGGTCCGCCTCCTCCTCGTCGATACCGAGGAATTCATAGTCGACGCGCGACGAGTAACGTAGCCGCTTACCGACCTGGGCAAGCGCGGCCATGCGTACGATCTGGCGCGCGTAAGGGTGATTGCGATACAGATCGCGAGCTCGAGCGCGAGCCTTGGCGTGATCGCGTAGCACTTCGGCATCCGCGGAACGGAGAGTCGGATGCCAACTCGAAAAGCCGCGATCGAACTGCGAAGCGGCAGCATACGCCGAACCGTTACGCGCCATGGCATTCATGCGCGAGGCAAGCGCCTGCTGCACCGGGACCTTGCGGACTGCCGGGCGAGTTTCCTGTGCCTGCATGCCTATCCTCAGTGCCAAAACCGCGCCGGCGGGCCGCGCTTGACGACCGGCTGACCGACATCATTCAATTCGGGATAGTCGCTGCCGCGGAACCAGAGCTGCCGATACAGACGGATCATCTCGTTGAGCGAGACACTCGAAAAGGACGTCTGTTTGTCTTTGTGACCCGCCTGCGAAACATGCGTGCCTGTAGCCCGCGCGATGATCGCCGCATAGAGCACGCCAAGCTGGGCGTTGCGCTCCTCGTTCGTCATCGGTTGAACATCCTGGCAATCGCCGCTGGATCGCGACGCGGTTTCTTAGGCGTAATCGGCTTCGCGAGCCTCGGCGGCGGCGGTTTCGGCCGCTCGACTTCGACCACTTCCGGCTCATCGACTGCGGTCGGCTCTTCCTCATTGGGAAGGTCGACGACGCCGCCTTTCAACCGGATACGCGACGCCATGCGCGCCGCAAACGCATAGACCATCGTGTCGAGCGCTTCGTTTCGCTTGCCGGCGGGCAGATAGAACCCACGTCTCGGCCGCCCACGATGATCCTTTGTGGTGATCGCCTTCTCTGACGTCAGCTGTGCATAGTAGTCAGCGTTGAACGCCGCTGTACCCACTTCCTCGAGCGCGATCGGAAAGTGAATAAAGCCGGGATTGGCCTCGCCCGCAGCACGCGGACGGAGCTTCAGGCGTCCGTGGATCGAATCCTTTCCGGTATCCGATCCGACGATCCACACCTGCTTTTTCGTTTTCGTGAGCGAGTGCCGTATTGGCCAGATCGGCTTAGGCCCGTCATCGCCCTTGATAGGAAAAACGCGTCTCTGCCGCATTCCTGGCCGCGCGCAAAATTGAAAAACCTCGTTCGTGTGGTTTCCGCCTGTGTCGATGCAGGTAGCTTGAATGCGAACCGGCCGCCCATCAGCGCGACGAAGCGGCGTCTTTAGGATCTCGTCGAGTTCGTCCCACACACGACGCTGGGCGGGATCGCCCAACAGAATTTCGTAGCGAGCCGCCCATATCTCTTCGCCATGCCCCCACGCGAGGACCTGGACCTCAAGACGATCGCCCTGAACGTCAACGCCGGCGCTCGCGAACACACATTCGTTAGGCAGGTCTTGCCATGAGTATGGCTCACCGCGCTTGTCGATCGTGTCCGCGTCAACGGTTTCGCCTTCCTCGTCCCAAGTCTCGGCGAGGACGGTGTTGACGAACACCTTGAGCTTCTGCGGGTCCTTGAACGTGCCCGGAAGCTTGCCATTTGCGGCGAGATATTCGGTAACGACCTTCGACAGCTTGACCCAGCTCGAGTAGAGCTGCGACAGATGAAACCCTGCGATGCCGGAGAACGGAGCGGTTGCGATCCAGCGACCTTTTGAAATCGCCTGCCACCGCTCGGCATCGGTCCATAGCTCGCCGCAATGTTCACATTGATAGCCGGCGGTCTCCGGGTGGTGACGAACCGTTTTTCCGTCTTTGTCTTTGTCCTTGTCCCACTTCACCTGCTTCCAGGAAAGCGACTGCTCCTCCTTGCAGCACGGACACGCTACGTGGAACTTTCGCTTGTCGGAGCGTTGATAGTCACGCTCGATAACGGACCGGCCTTTAATCGTCGGGCTCGAGCCCTTCAGCATTTTCCGGTTCCAAAACGTCTCTTGCCGCTTTGCTGCGAGCGTCATCGGATCGCCTTCCGATCCAGCCGAGAGCGGATATCGATCGGTCTCGTCACAGAGCACGATGCGGATCGGACGTGACGCCAGGTTCGACGGCGCGTTCGCACCGATAATCGCGAGACGTCCACCTATGAACGTCTTCGACAGTATCGTGTTGCCGCTATCGCGCGAGCGAGGGTCTCGGATCTTTCCGGCGAGCCGCTTGGTGTCGCGAAGCATCGGCGCGAAGCGGTTCTTCGACCACTCCTCGGCGACTTCAATTGTCGGCATGACCGTGAGTATCGGGCACGGCTCGCGGTCGATCATGTATCCGACAACGTTGCCGATGACCGCAGTCCAGCCGATCTGAGTTCCCTTTTGGACAACGATTTCCTCGACCAGAGGATCGTTGAACGAATCCATAATGCCGCGCATGGGCTCCATGCGAGACGTGCGCCACTTGCCGGGCTCGGCACTGTCTTCGGGCGACAGTATGCGGTGTTCGTCCGCCCATTCCGAAACGGTTTGCGGCGGCGGATTGGGGCAAAGCGTGAACGCTTGAGCGATGATCTCGACGAGCGCTGGATGACGGCCTGTTAAATCAAGCTTGAGCCGCTCCGATGACCTCGACTTTGCCGAGGCCGTCGAGCGCTTCGTCGACCTGCTCACGAATGTGTCTTTCCGCTACAGCTACACTCGGCGCAGCATGTGCGAGAGGCGCGACCTTAGCTGCGATCGCGTTGAGCCTCGTCTTCATGATCATGATTGCGCTAAGAACTGCGTCTGCGACTTGCGAGCGCGGGATCAGTTCACCCCGCTTCTCGGCAGCTTCCATAACGGCGATATCGGCTTTGGCTCGCTGCAGACGAGCATCCTCAATCGCCTTCGATCCTCCGGCTTCGGAACGCAGAGCCTGCGATTCCAGGCTCGCAACCTGCGCTTTGAGACGCTCGATTTCCTTCCCGCGATAATCGAGAAGCTCGCGTGCTGTCTTCAGCGCATCCCATTTGCCGCGAGGCTGATCTTTGAGCGCTCCGTCCTCGACCAACTTCCGCAACCAGCGATCAGAAAGCCCCAGTTTTTCGGCGACTTCTGCCTGCGTTGCCATGGCTCAACCGGAATCGGAATCAAGGACCTAAATTTTTCTATCGCTAGCCACCCCTCGCGGTCGGGCGTGACCCGCGATGGGCGGCCGGGGCCAGGAAGGACCCGTTCGAGCCCTACCTGCCGAAGGCCGTTGCAACAGCACGTTGCGCATGCGCAGGGAAACGATGTGAGATGCCGAACATACTCTTCCGAGTGAAGTCCTCGTAAAAGCGAAACCGCTTGTCGAGGCTGGCACCGCCAACGAACGCGAAGAACAGATTGAGACGGCCACCCTGGCCCACGAACAGACCCTTGGCCGTCTTACGTACGGCACGACGCCCGAAACGCCGTTCCAATTCCTTGGCCCATGGCGTCTTACCGCGGGCGTGGAGACGGACGCGAGACTGGACCGGCACAGCCAAAGTGCCGGAGTGCGTCTTCGCACCGCCAGTTGCGTGCTTAACCAGGTCTGCTTTCCCCAGGGCGTCAAAGACGCCGGCCGACAGCTTGCCCTTGCTCGCCCGCTCGACGTTGATGCTCGCACGCGGCAAGCCCTTGTTGCGCACGGTGAACGCTGCCGACCACGTCGGCCCGATGATCTGCGGACGCGTGTCCTTGAACATCGTGTCGTTCAGCGTGTTGGCGATCGCGAACGGCAGCTGATCGGCACGGAAGATGCCCATCTGCTTTGCCTTGCGATCGAACTCGCGCATGTCGATGCTGAGCGAGATCATTTCGAGAGACCCGCCAGCTTTGCAAGACGCGCACGAATTGCAGCGCAAACCTCGCATTGTTGCTTGGCGCTTCGGATGCCCACAAGCATCCGCGCCGACGCCGATTTCCGTCCCGTCTTCGCGGCGCGAGGCACGTGAGCGTATAAACGCGACATGTGTGTTGCCTGCCGGATCTGGGGCGAAAATATTCGAGAATTATTCAATGCTCTGAATAATTCAGACGCAAAAAACCGCCCGACAGCGTGTTGCTGGGGCGGCTTTTGCATGCGTCTCGCGACGTTGTCTGAGTCGGTACGCGATTCGAGACTTTTTGGTCAATACCCCAAATCAGATTTTTTTTGGCGGGCCAACGTGCTCGTCGATCGCGATGCCATCCCGATAGAGAACGAACCGCCCGGCTTCGGCGTCGGCCAGCTGTGTGTAAACATCATGGGCCTTGCGCATTGCCTCGATATCGTCGGCCGCAACGAAGTCACGCCTCTTCATAAGCGCCTCGTCACCTTCCCGCAGAATTTCGACGCGATACGGCATCAGCATCAATCTGCCTCCAAAGCCCTGACAGCGCGGTCGACGTCACGCTTGAAAGCCCAGCGATTGAGCACGGCACACGCCGCGAAAAACACGCAGATCAAAATCCAGTCCATCAGCGTTTTCCCTTCTCAACTGTTCAGACGCCGCGGCGCCTCTCCGAGGACATAGGTCTCGCCGCGACCAAGGCACATCGGGCATTTCTCGCCGACGATGGCAACAAGGTCGGTGAATTCGTCCTCGTCTCTTGAACGCGCCTGATATTCCTTTTCCGTTCGCATGGTCCCGACACCGTCGCAGAACGAGCACGGCCTGCTCGGCATGTTGTGGGGCGGGCCGGCCATCACTTCCGCCCTTTCTGCCGCTGCTCGAGCGCATCGAGCCCGAGCGCCATCGCTTCGCGCATCACCTGCGCGCGGGTCGGCTGGTCTGCCCGCGTTTCCACCAGCGCGTCAACGCGCTCGATGAACGGGCCGGGCCATCGCGTTGAGATCTGCACGGCATGCTCGTCCTCGGGCTTGGGCGGACGCCCCATGCGCGGCTTGGCCATGTCTTGTTGCTCGTGAGTTGCGTGTTGCATCACCGCACCTTTACGTATCCCAAAAAGTTTCGTCAAGCCCCTTGTGCGTTGCTACTTTGTGGGTTACATTAAATCCCAAGTTGATAGCAAATCGTTACAAGGGATTGACCAGTGACCAAGAAATTCGAAATCGGCAAAACGTACAGCTGCCGCTCCATCTGCGATTACAACTGCATCTTTTCGTTCGAAGTCGTCGCGCGGTCCGACAGCTTCGTCTCGCTGAAGGCGTCAGACGGAAAGATCAAGCGCCGCAAGGTGCGGGTCGACAGCGACGGCGCCGAATGGTGCGAACCGCACGGCAGCTATTCGATGTCGCCAAGTCTCAGGGCTGCATGAGCCACATGACGCAGCGTTCGGGGTTTTTCCCACCTCCGGGAACAACCCCTCGCCCTGCGCCACGGCACAGGAAAACGAAAAGGCCGGCAGCTGTGCAACCAGCCCCGGCCCGTGTCTCAACCCACTTCCGCTAAGAAAAGGATCTTTGACATGACCACGCATAGCACACCTTCGCCCGCGCCTCAAATCTGGCGCGTGCCACTCTGGGCCTGGGCACCGATCGCGCTTGCGGTCGTGGCCGAAGCCGCCGTCAACGCGCTCCGCGCCTACGGGCTCGGCATGCAGCTCGAGCACTTCACCGTCGACGTTTCTGCCTTGGGCTTCACGGCCACCGTCTCTATTGCCGGCGTCGTTCTCGTTCTCGCCGCCATCGCCATGTCACTCTCGCAAGCCCGCGCCGCCTGGGTTGCGTTCAAACCCGGCGCGCTCGCCCGGCAGCGCACCATCGCGGCTCCCGTCGCGCTGCTGCTGCTCGTCGTTTCCGTCACCGCGCTCTCGCTCACGATCCTCGAGGCGCAGCGCGGCAAGACGGGCGACGAAGGCGGCCAGCGCACCGCTTACGATCTCGCCAAGGCCGACCACGACAAGGCCGAGGCGGAATGGAAGCGGCTCGAGGGCGCGCGAACGCCCGCCGAGGTGCAGGCCGCCATGATGGCCGCGCCCGTCGACCGCAAGGTGTTTCGCGTCACGAAGGAATGCAACGACGTGACCAAGAACACCAGCTTCGAGGCCTGCAAGCCGCTGCTCGACCTCCGCCAGGAGATGGCGGGCGCAATCCGCAAGATTGAGCTCGAGCAAAAGCTGCCCGGCCTCAAAGCCGCGCTTGACGCTCTCCCGCGACCCACCGAGCCCACGTGGTTCGAGTTGTACGCGGCGAGCGGTTGGGCTTGGGCGTTCGGCCTCGCCGCCGTGATGATCGCCACGTTCGGCGCGCCTCTGTTCGCCGAGCCGGCAACAGTTTCCAAAGCGGAAAAGGTTGCTCCGGCCGTCGACACGCTCGGACAGTCCGATTTCGGCGCCCTCGCCGACCATCCGGCGCTTCTCGGCGCGGATGCGAAGTGGGCATCCGAAGCGCCGAGCAAAAACCGTCCGGACGATCGTCCGGCGGGCGGTCCGAAAGCTCCGGAGCGTCCGAACCGGCCGAAGCCCAGCGCACCGGACAATCAGCCGGACGGACGGACGGACGATCGCAAAGGCCGCGTGCTCGCCTTCGTGCAAACGGAAGCGGCGTTCGGACGGAGCATCCCGCGTCAGGCGGATATCGTCGAACGGTTCGGCGTGCCGCGCTCGACGGTGTCCGACTGGATGGGCGAATGGGAATCGGACGGTTTGATCCCAGCGCGCCGGACGGTCGGACGGTGCAAGGCGATCGTGCCGGAACGTCAAAATGCGACCGCGTAGTTGCAGAGAGCAACTATAAGGAAAACCCGATAAGATCGAACCCCGGAGGCTCAGGCTTCCGGGGTTATTTTCGGCTATTCTGCCTTCCGGCGTTCCGCTTCCAGCCCAGGTTTCAGGCCCGCCATGATCTTCAACGCCGCTAATCCAAAACCTTCGTCATCGCTCTTACGCTTAGCGGCTTCGGCGACCGGCCTGTGAACCCTAAAACCAGCTTCGAAAACGAGACAAACGAGCACAACCGAGCAGGCCACAGCCCATGTCTGCCACGACCAGTCAGGAAGAAGATTCAGGATATTCCACCTCTGCCGCTCGCCCTTCAGCGTCTGTCGTTGTTCGGCCGTGCATTCACCCTTGCAGCCCCCAACATCGCCACAGCGCTTATCGCAGCCGCGGCATGGCGCGCAAACATCTCCCCCGATCAAATCCTAAAGGGCACGATGGGAATATATCCCATCGTTTACTCTCTGCTCTTCCTTGTCGTGCAACTTGTCCATTGGCGCGAAGCAATTCAGCGAGAGCGCATCAAAAATCATTCGTAACCCTGAGCTTCCTCATGTCGACATCAGCGCTTTGGTCAGAGCCCGGCCCGTGCGCCGAGGAACAGCCTGCCCAATCTGGCGGACTACTTCCGTCTTGTTGCCGGTGAACACATAGGGAGCTTCCGGCGTCGAGATCGACATTGCAGCTGCCAATTCGTGTGGCTCAAGCATGCGGAACAGGATGTCGTGTGACCGCCCCTCTTTCACGCCCTGCACGAGGTTCGTGCGTCCCGTGGCGCAGATCGTCGGAGACGGCTCGTCGATCGAGTGCACGCGGGGCGCCTGTGTCGGCCGCTCGCCGAAGCTGGCCGTGATGAATGCGAGCTCGCCCCGCTGCGCAGCCGTGATTGTCGGCAGCGGGTCGTCAAGTGGTCGCGCGCGGTTTCCCTTTCCGTCATGCGTCACCGGCATCACGAGCCCGAAGCGTGCCTTTGCCGTAGCAGTCGGCAGTGGGTCGTTGACGGATTTGCACGTCTCCCCGGAGCCTGAGCCATAGTACGGCGCTATCAGCGCATGCGCTCCACCGCCCGGCACGGTCGGAAGCGGCTCCGCAACGTCACGCGGTGCCCCACCCGACGCCTGCGACAGGACGAATGGCTGCACAAGGCCAAGGTGCGTGCCGCCGGCGGTGATTGTCGGAAGCGGCACATCGATCCCCAGCGCATCGCAATGCTGGCGCAGCACAACGATGAACGGCTCCGGCCAGTTGAATTTCGTGATGCCGGCGGCAATGCGGGCCAGCGTCTTCGGCGCGAGCGGTTTCTTGCGATCAAAGATCGACTTGCCGGGGATCGACCAATCGATGATGTCGCGGGCCACGCGCCAGCGCTCGGACCCGAAGAGATCCGCGCGCTTCGAATGCGTCGGCACCGGCCAGACGACCGGCTTGCCATCGCTGCGGGCCATGCCGAACAGCCTAGTGCGTGTCGTGGCATCGCCGAAGTTTACGCAGTTGATCACCCGCCACTCGAGCTTGAGCCCGATCGCCGCCATCGCTGCATTGAAAGCTTTGAAATACTCGCCCTTGCGGCTCTTGATCGGCTTACCGGACCGAGCGTCGACTGGACCCCAGTCTACGAATTCCGGCACGTTCTCGAGCAGCACGCGCTTGACGCGCAATTCCGTACACCACCGAACCACGTGCCAGGCGCTCATACGCTGCTGATCGTTGACCGGCTTTCCGCCTCGAGCCCGCGAGAAATACGTGCATTCGATGCCAGCCATCAGCAGATCAAGCCGGCCTTCGGGCACGAGCTGCGCCGGGAAGGCGGCATCGAGCGTCACACAATGGGCGCGGGCGCCGACGTGGTTGCGCATGTACGTGTCGATGGCAACCGGCCAGTGATTGACTGCCACGAATTTCGGGCTGTATCCGAGGTCCGTCAGAGCGTCATGCGCGCCCATCGACAATGACCCAGCGCCGCAGAACAGATCCGCGACGAGTGCCGTACGCGACCGCTTTCGCCCCGCCGCACCCGGCGCGTCGTTCAAAAATGCTTCCATTTACAGCAGTTCCCCCTGAGTGACGTCCGGTTTTGCGTCGGCAGTTGAGGCGCCTTTCGGCAACATCCAGCGGGCGGGCGCGACGAGGTTGCCGCCGACGTGCTCTTTCCATTTGAAGAACCCCAGCGCGCCGACGCTCGGAATGAAGGCGCACGGCTCCGGTGCTGTGAGCACCAGGCCGCGCGGCCCGAAGAACCACGGGCTTTCGCTCGCGCGCACGATGTCCTTGACGCGCACGCTGCCGATGATGCCGCCACGTAGCAGAGCACCAGGCGGCGGGCACAGCACGTCGATGCCGTGCATGAAGGCATAAGCCGACGCGTATTCCTCTTGCGTCATGCCCTTGGCTGCGTGGATCGCGATGCGTTTTCCGGCGACCATCGCACCCTTCGCGACGGCGGCAGAACTGCGGTTCTCGATGTCCTTTCCGGCATGAATGATCGCCCACGCCCATGGCTGCCGCACCGAAAGCGCGATGATCGGGAGTTCGTCTGTCACGGGAGATCCTTCGGCCAATGACGCGCGCACCGATAGTTGCGGGGTTGCATACGCCGATGTTCGTAGTCGCAGAGCACGGCCCACAGGATCGGGCCACACCAGCGGCGGAAGCGCTCGATGCGCGCGTGCACACGGCGCGGCGGCATGCGGTCGTTGAACAGGCGCGGGCGAGCGGCGAGGTCGCGCAGCCGCAGATGCACCTTCCAGACGACACCAGAGGCGAAGACCATCACGCTCTCCCTCTCTCGCGAATGTCGATCTCGACCAGCCCGGTTGCTCGATTGACCGTGACCACCGCCTTGAGGTCTGGCCGCAATGTTGCGATCGACGCCTGCGCAACGCGGCGAATTCCGTGAAACGTGCGCTCGCGCGACGCCAGAACGTCAGCCGCGATCACATCGGCGAGCGCTCGCACTTCTTGCGGATCAGTCGGAAGACCCATCCCCGTCACTCCGCTGCTTCGGCTGTAAATCGCTCACGGCTTTCATGGAGCCGCTCGGCGAGCTTGCCTGCTGCGCGATCGCGTTCGCGGAAATGCCGCGCCTTCACCAGCTTTCCTCGTGCTTTGAAATGCGCCCGCTGGATCGCCTTCTCGAGTTCGAATGGGTGCTCCGGCCACGGCACGCTGCGGCCGATGCCGGTCATTCCGTCCCGGCCCTCGACGATCACCATCACGGCGCGTCCGTAAGTGATCGCGATCGCATGTCCGATGTCGTATTTGTGGTCGAGGCCTTCGAGTTTCAGAACCCGGCTTTCAACTGGCTTGCCTTCCATCACCTGCCCCCTTTCTTGAATTCCTCGATGTCCTTTGCCGCGATGCCGGCGACCGCCCGCTCGCTCCACTTCACGCCGGGCTTGTCGGCCGCCCAGGCGTCGAAGCGCTTCCCGATGCTGTCGAACCAGCGCACGAGGCCCTCGTCGTCCCACACCGTCACGCCGAGCCGCTGCGCGACGTCCGCCATCTCCATTTCGAAGAACGCGAGATCAAGATCGGCGCCGAGGTCCTGGAAGCCGTGCTCGAGCCGTTCGAGCCCGCCGTCGCGCTCGGCGCGGGCGGTGATCAGGTCGACGATCGAGAGCGCGACCTTGTCCCGGTCGGCTTCGCGCAGGCACCAGAGGCGAACCTGCGTGCCGAGGAAGGCCAGCGGAAACTTGTTCCAGGTCGTCGTCGCGGCGTCGCGCATGGCGGAGCCTTTGACGATGCGCGCCGGCCAGACGCCGCGGTTGTGGCCGATGCGCTGAACGACGCCGCCCCACTGGTCCCACAGCGTGAGGCTGATCGGCCCGTCGGTCGCGACGAGCGAGATCGAGACCGGGCCGAGGAAGTTGAAGATGTCGCGCCGGCGCTGCGTCCATCGGATCAGCTGGCGTTTGACGGGTTCGGCCGCGGCGTCCGGCGGCTGCACCTGGTCAGCGGTGCGCAAGCCGAGATCGGCCGCGATTTTGGCTGCTGCGTTCACTCGTGTCCCCCTCCGTTGAATTCGGCACTGGCGTCGGCGCGGTTGGCACTGGGCAACCGAAGCGCCGACTGAAACGCATGACTGATCGCGTCCGCGTACCAGCGGCGCGCGGTGTTGTGACTCGCGAGGCGCATGCGCTCGGCGATCTGGCGGAAGCTCCAGGGCGGATCGGCCGCGCGTAGCTCGACGACGTGCACGTCCGCCGGATCGGCGCTGTTCAGCCATTGCAGCGCCTGCACCCAATCGCCGATGTCGCGTTTCGTTGGCGTCCAGCCGGAACGGACGGCGTTGAGCGGCTGCGCGACGCCCAGCCGTAGCTCCTCGCGGATCCGCTCGGCGTTGCAGTGCGCGAGCGCGATCTGCACCTGCTCGCGCGGGATGTCGGCGCAGGTCCCGCTCGACATGTGCCCGACGAATCCGCCTGCGCTCGAATGCGACGTGCGGAAGGCGCGCAGGATTCGCGCTTCGCACTCCTCGCGGGATTTCGGAACGGCACCTTCGGCGCCGAGGCGCAGGCCCGGATAAGGCCAGTCGTCCGACCCGTGATGCGGATCAAGCGCCTCCTGCGGCTCAGGCGTGGCCGCTGGCGGCCGTTTCAAACTGACAGCTGGCGCGAGCGGCTCAGGCAACGGATGCTTCCACGCAGCGGCATCGAGCGGCCTGAAAGCATGGGGCGAGTGCTCCGTCTCGCGGTTCACGAATTCCAGTTCGATGACGTCCGAGCGCATCCAGCCGTAACTATCGCCACCCCAGGAGCCGAGCTGATACCAGCACCAGGTCTTGCGGCGCGGATGTTTGCGAATCTCAGCGACGATCTCGGTTCCGCCGCGCGCCAGCGCCACGATGACGGGCAGACCCACCCAGCGCATGGCCTCGATCGGATACCAGAGCACGTCGGCGTCCGGCGCGTGCCACGCGGTGATCTTGGCGGAGGCACTCATACGTCACCTCGCCGGACGTAGATGGTGCGGGATTTCCTCCGTCCGGCATCCGGCGCCGTCAGCTTAGGGATGACGTAGACCATAACGATGCGCCCCGTTTGCGGATGCCGATCGATATGAAGCCGTCCGAGCCACAACTCCTGCAGCCAAACACGCTCGGAGCTTTTGAGCCTGAACCAGCCCCCGATAGAAAGCTGGCGGTAACGGCCGTCGTAGTCGTCGCATCCTTCGATTTCGAATTCGCGGCGCGAGGCGCGGAAAAGTTTCATGCAACACCTCGCGTGCGGAGCTCCCGCACGCGCAGCGCCAGATAGAGCGCGTAGGTGCTGGCGACGCTTGCTGCCAATCCGATGCTCGCCGCGGGTGCACTGGGCAAGTCGCTCGTGGGAGAACCCAAAATTGCGAGGGCAAAGGCGAAGTAACCCCAGCGCTCGTCCGCAGGCCGGCGACAGCCGAACAGCAACCAGAAAAAGGTGAACGCGTAGGTGAGCGCTGTCATGCGAGCCTTTCCCTGATCACGAGCCGCCGTTCCCCGTTTTCTCTCTCGACCAGGACGGCCACCATCGCCGGGCTATCGATGACCACGATCGGCTCGCGCGTCCGTTTCGGCAGCGGCTCATCGTCCGGCTCGGCCATGGCAAAGGGCGCGGATGCGCCGAAGGCGTGGGCATCCGAAGCGCCCAACTCACATTGCGTCAGCGTCTCGGCGATGCTCTCCTGTGAGGCGTAGGCTTTCATGCCGCCACCTCGAGGTTTGCGAGCCCGCTGCCCTTGCACGTGCCGCAGGGGATGATCGGATCGGTTACGGACCCGCGCCCGGTGCCGACGCAGTCGTGGCAGGGGCGCTCGCGCTCGAGCTTGCGCTCATAATCCGCGAGTTCGGCGCGGAGGATCGTGCGCAGCCGGTTCGCGCCGGGCTTGCCCATCGAGAGCAGCTTGTCCCAGCCTTTCAGCTTATCGATCAGCTGCCGCAGCAAACCTTCCTGCTGCGGCGTGAGCGGTGTCGGCTTCGGTTCTTGCATCACTGCACCCCCGCCGGCGACTGCTGATAGTGGCCGTTGGCGATCTGCCGCTCGCGCTCACGCTCGAGCACGTTCGGCAGGGCCATCTTCCCGGCTTCGATCTGCGGCGGCTCGATTGTGCGCGATGGCGGCGGCGGAAGCAGTCCGGCGCAGCGTGCGATGGTTTCGAGCTTGTCGTGCACGACGGCGCGACGCTGTGCGTGCTCCTCGAGCACGTCGTCGAGCGCATCGATCAGCCGATCGTCGAGCTGCTTCATGCGGGCGCCGAGATCGATGACCTGCGCCAGTTCCTGCGCCGACGCATCCGAGTGACGCGTGCGCACTTCCTCGAGCTTCTTCGATAGCAATGTCATTGTGCTGGTTTCCCCTCCGGAATTGGTCGCTTGATGCTTTCGGTCGAGACGTGCGGCGGCAGCCAGAATGGCATCGGCTTGCCCTCGACCTTGATCGTGCCGGCGAACACCATCCCTGACCGCTCGCCTTTCTTTCCCTTCTTCGACATCGTCACCCCCGTGCTATGTCGCCGCTCCAATTGGAAAAACGTGTTTGATCAAGACGCCACCGGCGCGACCTTCGATCTTCACGACAGCCGCGCCGTGGCCGAGCAACCACGGCTCCGAGCGGATGACGGTTTCTTCGAATTCATCCTCGTTTGCCGGCAGCACGGGGTAGTATCGGCAGCGCGTGCCGATCGGCATTGCCTTCGCGAAGTGCATCGCCAGTGCGCTTTCGTCTCTTGCTTTCATGTTCGGTCCTCAGTTCATCCGCGCGCGGCGGCGCTTCTCCTGCTTCTCCGATTTCGGTGCGGGCTCGGCTTCGGCTTCCTGCGCCGCGAGCTTCTGCGCTTCCTCAAGCGTCGCCGGCAGACCGGCGGCCTTGAGGTAGGTGTTGCGCACCATCTCGAATTCGAGCTGCGAGGCGATCTGCCCGGCGCCCTTGCGCTTCAGCTTTTCGACCTGGGCGAAGGCCTTCATGTCGTAGCCTTCGGACTTCGCGGCATCCTTGATCAGCTTGGCCTGCGCCTTGTGCTTCTCGATCGCGTCGAGCTCACCCGCGTAGGCGTCGAGGCGCTCGTTGAAGTCCTTGGCATGGTTGCCGCCGAGTTCCTGCGGTTCGTCCGACATCACGCGGCCTCCTCGTCGGACTGTTCGGCCGGGAACGGCAGCAGCGCACGGATGATCAATCCGCCGGTTGCGTCGGAATCCTCAACGACCGCTTCGTCTTCGACGATCGGTAGGCCGGATAGCTCGCAGAGTTGCAGGCGGCAGTCGTCGTCCCAGTTGATCCTGAACTCGACCTCGCCCTTCTTGATCGCGTCCATCCGCTCAGAATACGGCTTCGACAGCGCATCGACTTGCTCGTCGAGCGGCGTCAGCACTTCGAGCTCGCGTGCGCGTGCCTCCTCGTACAGGCGCGTCCGCGCAGCGCTTCGCCGGGCCATTAGCTCCTTCAGTTGCGGGTCGTTTTCTTTTTCCTCTTCGATGCGGTCGACTTCCGCCTGATCTCGCAGAGCCTTCTGCCGTGCTTCAAGATGCGGCAACTTCGAGACGTCGATTGTGATCATGCGTGCGTGCTCCTCTGTTGTTTCTTCGATTGAGATTTCCGGCGCGAAGCGCCAGGCGCGGATGCGCCGAAGGCGTGGGCATCCGAAGCGCCATCGAGAGAGTCGAACATGGTCGGTTGTTTGATGGCACCGGCGGCGACAGCGGCCGGGTTGATCCAAAGGCACTCGGTGCGCTCACGCGCGCCGTCGGCCATCGCGACGGTTTCGATGCGAAGCCATTTGCGATAGAGCCGGTCGTAAAGCGCGCTCGGATAGCCGGAGATCACGACCATGCCCTCGAGGTCGTGCAGCACCTTGGCGAGGCGCTTGTGCTGCGCGTCGGTCATCTCGAAGGCATAGCCCCCGTATTTCAGATCGTAGGGGTTCGCCATCGAACGCGAGCTGTGCACGTAGGGCGGATCGACGTAGTGCAGCGTCTCAGCGGAATCGTGCTGCAGCATCACGTCGGCTGCTTCGCGGTTCTCGATCACGACGCCCTGCAGGCGGGCGACGAAGGCCTCGATCGCGTCCGGATAATTGCGCCAGTCCTGCGCCGGCGTCGTGCCGCTGCGGCTCGAGTTGTTGCGGAACCCCGTCTTGCGGCCTAGCGCCTGAGCGTTCGATCCGAAGCCGGCGAGCGTGCGGAAGATCATGAGGCGCGCCCGCTCGACGATATCTTCGGTCGCCGCGAACGTTTTCTCGTCGATGGCGTCGAAGTCGTCGCGCGAGAATGGCGTGAGTTCAATTAGGCGTTTCAAGATCCGCGCCCGCACCGGGTCGCGAAGCACGCGGAACACGTTGACGACGTCGCACCAGCGGTCGTTGTAGACCTCGGCATAGCTGCGCGGCTTGCGCAGCAGCACGCTCCCGGCGCCGCCAAACGGCTCGACGTACACCCGATGCGGCGGGAAGTGCTCGATGATCCATGGCGCGAGACGCCATTTCCCGCCGTGATAGCGCAGCACCGGGCGTGTGGGAGCCCGGCCGGAGGCTGGCACGATGTCCGTCATGCGGCACCCCCTTGCCAAGGTCCTCGAACCCTGCAACCCATTTGGCGCTCAACAAATCGGGAGTTCTCATGCAAAGACTGGTCAGCGTTGGCGACAAACACCACGCGCCGAAGATCGAAATCCTGGACGACTACGGAGACGGCGTTCTGTTCACGTTGGAAACCGCGGATGGCACACGAGTCATTCCCTGCTTTGCCACGCGGGCTGCGATTTCTAAGGCCGCTGCGCCTTTGGGCGGAGGCCAGCACGCGAGCATTCTGTCCAAGCAGACTTTTTTCGAGGACCTCGCGTCCACGCTCTACAGCACCGACCCGACGGCTTCGCGAATTGTGATCGAGGAAAACAGCATCGTTCCCTGACGTCATACCCGCACCACCTTTCGGTCGCGGTCCGCGATGCGGCGGTCGTGCAGCGCATCAATCTGCTGCTCGACCTGCTCAACCGCCCAATGCAGTTGCGGATCATCGCTGATCCAGCCCGGATCGGCGGTGTCGACGATTTCAGCCAGCCGGTCTCGGAGCGTGCCGTGCACGGCGAGCCCGAAGAACCCTGCGATCACGACGAAGTTGAGCTGCGTGTGGCGGCGCGCCAGCACGATGACGACGTTGCGTGCCGTCCGCGCCCGCGCGATCTGCTCCGTAGCCGCGCTGCCCTTCTTGAGCCCGCGCATGGCGGAGACGGGCACCTTAAGCGCGACCGCGACCAGGTCGGCGATTTCCTGCAGGGTGACCGCGCTCATGCTGCGAACCTTTCGCGGTCGGTCGGGCGCTCGAGGCGCTGCCGGCAGCCCGGCGGTATCCACATGAAGCTTGTGCCGGCGCGCGCGCGATCCCAGACGAACCAAGCGTAGGCAGTCGACGTCGAACCTTCCGGTTCCCAGCGCCCTTTGACCATCGGCACGCGCTCGACGAACTGCGCAACGATCTTCGGCGGGCAGATCCGGAACAGCGTGTTGTAGCGCTCGACACCCTCGGCCCAGTTCGATCGCACGAGCAGCGCGACACCGCGGCGTGCGGTGTTGATGCCTCGGATTGCGAATTCGGCGGCAGCATTGAACGGGGGGTTGGTGATGATCCAGTCGGGCACGAAGGGGCACCGAGCCTCGGCCTGCGGAAGGTCCGTCCGTCCGGCGAAGCTTCCGACGGCGTAACCCTTGCCGTAATCGTGAATGTCCGACGCGTGCACCTCGTCGAAGGTTTCGCGCAGCACTTCGGCCATGTGCCCCTCACCGGCAGCAGGCTCCCAACACGAGCCGTGCGCGTCGAGGATCACGTGCCGGAGGAGCGCGCGCGTCGCCCACGGAGGCGTCGGGAAAAAGTCGAGGCTGTCCATCGGATCGAGCCTGCGGTTCATCACCGCTCGCGCGCCTTTCGGTAATTCAATCGTCACTTCGCAGCCCCCTTCAGCTTTTCGATTTCGGCGCGCAGGAAGTCTCGGCACGACGCGGCGCGCTTTCCGCTCGGACTGTCCGCCTTCGTCCGGCGCACGTGCTCATCGAAGACCTGGACGCAGTTGAGTAGGCCGATCAGCTTGTCGATCTGCTCGGGAGAACATCCCTTGAGGCCTGCCGCCAGCGACGACGCGACGGGCTGCGCGGCCGGAACCGGCGGAGACGGAGGCGGATCAGCGCGCAATGGCGTCTGCAGTCGCTTGGCGACGATCTCGCGAACCTTCGCCTCGAGCCCGTGGCGCACCGCTTGCTCAATCGTGTGATCGAGCGTGTCGACCATTGCGTCGAGCAGCGTGCCGATCTGCGCGTCGTTCTCCTCCGGCTCGTGGTAGGGCTTGGCTGCTGGCGTCATGCTGCCTCCTCGCGCTTCAGCGCGCGCGCCGCGGCTTCCATGGCGTGACGGAGCGACAAGAAGCCGTCGCCGAGATCCTGTTCGTTCGCCCGCGCCCAGAAATTTCGGATCACGCGTCCGGCCACGGCGCGGGCCGCATCCCGAACGCCATTCGAAGTGATGGCCCTCGTCGGTGACGAAGCAGGCGAACGTGACGCCCTCGATTTTGAAATCCGGAGCGGAGCAGCGGCGGCTCATGCTGCACCTCCGGTCGTGCCGGAGGCGCGCTCTGACTGAGCCCTGGCCGGCGGCCACTCTGACGGCACCTGCCAGCTCGTGCCGTCCTTCCGGATGATTTTCGCGAGCTGCGGCTTGGTCACGTCGTAGTGCTCCAGCCAGCGCGACCACTGCGGCATGTTCGGGCGAATGACGAACATCGCGCCAGCGCTTCGGGCCGTATCGATCGCGGCGCGGATCTTGGCTGTCGTGAGCTTGTGCGGATCCTCGATCAGTCGTTTCGCGGCCGTGTCGAGTGCAGGCTTCGGCAAGCCATGCGCGGCAGCGGCGAGTTCGGCGAGTGCTTCTGCGCGCTCAGCGCCCTTGCCAAGCGCGAGCCGCTTGTCGGACGTGAGCAGGGGCACGAGCAGGCCGTCGACGGCGTCGCGATACCGCCCGCTGGCGCGCAGCGTGTCGAGTGCTGCGGTCTTCCACTGCTCATCAACAGGATTTGCACTTGGTCCCCCACTGGGGGATTTAGGGGGAAGTGATCTTTGATCTCTGATCTCCCGCGCGCGATCCTTATACATAGGGGAGTGTCGTCCCGGAGCCGACACCCGTGTCGCCTGGGGGCCGACACCCGTGTCGTCTGTAGGCGACACCCCCTCATCGGGGGGAGTGTCGTCTGTAGCCGACACTCCCCCCTGGTCGGGGAGGTCGATCAAAACGCGGTAGTGGCAGAACGAGGTTTTCGTCTGCTCCTGCGTGCGCATCTCGACGTAGCCCCAATCGACGAGTTCCGCGATCGCTGAGCAGACGGTCTGGCGCAGCATGCCGAAGGTCTCGGCGGTGTTCTTTTGCGAGAGCTGGCACCATCCATGCTGCGTGTTCACCTTGCCGATCAGCACGAGCAATCGGTGATGCACGAGCGTGAGGCGCGTGTCCGTTGCCGCGCGCGGCGGCACGTGCGAATAGCGCGCATCGTCCCAATCTTCGATGCGCTCGACTTCGCGTCGTCGTTTCTGTGGATTTGGCTTGTCGGCCACGGTGCGTCCTATCGGTGTCGTGAGGGCGCACTTGAGCGACGCGGGAAATCATGAGATTATCCACGTCGTCAGCAGCCCAATGCCTGCTGGATCACTGAGCGCTGCTCGAACAGCAGCTCAGACATTCAATGAGGGCCTCGCGGCTTGCCGGCGCGAGGCCTTCGTCGTTTACGCGGCGGCTGAAGCGGACGCGCTGACCGCGCTATCCATGATCTCCGTCGGAACGATCACCTCGGCGATCGGCACATCGATCGGAATATCGGCATGAGCGACCAGCCAGAACTCGCGATGCGGCATGCCCGCAAGGTTCGTCTCGGTCTCGTCCTCGTAGCCCTGCACCACGCTTTCCATCGTGTAGCCAGCGGCGATCTCACACTCGGAAATCGGCAAGCAAACGCCGTTGGCGTAAAGCCTCACACGAATTCGACAGTCCTTTTTCACAGTCACCCCCTTAAGTTCAAAGCGCTCACCCGCGCTAGTCGTCGAAACAATCAACGGTCGCGCTGAAGCGCGGCGCGTTACGCACGATCACCCAGCAGTCGTCAGCCGCGCGCCGCTGAGCGGCACGAACACGGCGATCGACCCACATCAGAAAAAGCCTCACGCCGAAGATGGCGACGATGACGAACGCCGCGCATCCGGCCGTGTGTGCGAGCAGGTGCGCGGTCATGCGACCCTCCGCATCGGCTCATACGCGGTTGCGGAGTGGGCAACCGAAGTGCCAGCGACAAGCGGCAGTTGCTCCTGCGCGGCTTCGGCGGCCTTCTGAGCGGCGCGTTCGGATTTCGTCGGCAGCGTCTGCTTCGGCACGATGTCGCCAACCGGCACGGTGCCGGGCAGCTTGCGCGGCATCGCCAGCACGTACACGACCTGACGTTTCGGGCTGCGCGCCTCGGTGTCGAGCCGGATGACCTTGCCGTCGCGCTGCTTGAGGCGGTCACGCCCCTTGCGCACGGCCGGATGCTTGCCGAAGGCGGCGAGAAAAATGCATGCGGGAATTGGCGCGACGCGTTCGTGCAGCGCCCAGCGCCGGAACTGCGTCAGCCATTCCTCGTGGTTCAGCCGATAGGGCGGGTCGCCCTTCAGCATGTAGAAAACGAACTCGTCGACGGTGTCTTTGACACCCATTTCGATCAGAGGTTTCCAGGGGTTCTCGGCTGCCTCCGCATGCGGAGCGACCACGGCCTCTCGACCATGGTCTAGCTCACCCGAACCATGGACTCGCCGTGGGCGACCACGACCAGGAGACCCTTCGTCACCGTGGACTCGGCGGCTGACGGTGTCGTGTGAAACGTTCACCGTGGACTCGTCATCCTTCACCCGCAGGGCAGAGGGTGAATTTCGCGTGGTCGCGTCGTGGACTCGCTGAGGCGCAAAAAAAAGACCGACGGCGGCGCTCAAGCGCTGGCGCCAGCCTCCGGTCGTTGTGTGTGCCCCCAGCATACGAACCCCCGTTCGCGTTGAACCCCTTGTCCTTCAGTCCGCCGGCCTGCTTAGATTCAGACCGGCTGACCGAATGAAGGACCCAGAGGTGAGAACATGCGACGCACACAAAGCGATGGAACTGCGAGGCGGGATTGAACCGCCGGCCTCGACACGTCTCGCGACGCCTCGCGCTCTGCCGCTGAGCTACCGCAGTGAAATCGTTTCGAGCGGTACGCCGGCACCGGTCCCGCTCAACTCACGCGCCCATTCGGGCTAAATCCGCGCGGATGCCGTCTTGCCGGAGGCGAGCCTCCAAAAACTGGCATCCGAAGCGCTTACAAAAGATCCCCCAAAGAGGCCGGGCGTTTCCGCCCGGCAAGTCTAGGGAAAACTCGCCCCAAGAGGAGCGAGAGAGCTGCGGTGTAGCCACAGCGCAGGAGAGACGAGCGTCGGAAATAGCAACCGGTCCGGCGCTATCACCCATCCCTCCGGCGCTATGGCCGGGCACGCGAACAACGAACTAACTCAGGCCGCGCGCTCTTTCGGAGCGGTGCGCGATACGCCGCGCGCAGAATTCTCACTCGTCTCAGACGGATCGACGCCTTTGCTCACGTTCTGCTGAACGGGTGTGAGTTCGGGGTCTTCCAAATGCGTTACAAAGTCCGTCTTATCGATCGCGATGCCGGCCTCGCGTGCCCGTCGGAGCACCTCCGACGGGCGTCGGCCGGGAACGAACCCCCTCTTCAGCCACCCCTGCACCGTCGACGGATTGCGATGTCCAAGGATGCGGGCAGCAGCGTTGATGCCACCCAACTTGACGTTGATGATGTGCTCAGCCTGGGAAAGGGCCTCGTGTGTCATGCCGAATCTATACGCTAAAGACGTATGTCCGTCAAACGTGGAAAACGTATACGCGAAATGCGAACTTCGCTGCCATGCCTAAGACCCGCCCGGAAACCATTCCTGTCACTGCGCGATTGAAAGCTCTGCGTGAGCGTTCAAAGGTGTCGATGGAGAAGATCGCTAAGGGGATGGGATGGGCACGGGCGTCGAGTTATCAGCGCTACGAAGATCCGGACTTATTCACAAAACCTCATTTGCCCTTGCATCTCGCACGGGCGCTCGCAGATATTATTGCTGGGAAAGGGTCTCCTCCGATAACGAGGGAGGAGGTCTTAATGTTAGCCGGCGTAGAAGATTTAACGGCACCGCAGCTGAAGTCGTTGGACGAGCACAAGCTTGTTTGGTGCGTCGGAGAAGTCGCAGCTGGCGTCTGGCGCGAAGCGTTCGAGTGGCCGCAACACGAGTGGCTTCCCGTCCTGATCTCCGTTCCCGACGAGCGATATCCTGATGTCCAGCGGCGCGCACTGCGCGTCCGCGGCGATAGCATGGATCAGATCTATCCTGACGGGTCTTTTGTCGTTTTCGTGCGCCTAAGCGACATCGGGCGCAAGCCGCAGACCGGCGATCGCGTCGTCGTCTTGAGACACCGTCACGGAACCACCGAAGCGACCGTCAAAGAATATTCTCGAGACAGCGCCAAGCGGCGTTGGCTGCTTCCAAGGTCAACAAATCCGGCTCATTCCGCATTCCAGATCGATGCGCCGCGCGACAATGACGAGATCGTTGACGTCATGGGCCTCGTCGTCGGCAGTCAGCGGATTGAGTGATCGCGTTAGGGCAATTTGCAGCCGCTTGCGAGTTTGCCGATAGCTAGCCGCGACCCGCGCACACTCACCGCAGAGCTGAACATTCGCTTGCCATTCATCTCGACAGCGACCGCAAAACGGCGCTTGGCGTCGGCTGTCAGCCGCGCGAGCGAAGCCAGATCCTCGCTGACGGCGGTGATGCGATAGCGCTCGCCGTCCGGCGTCGTGTCAACCGTCGCGTCGAACTCGCGTTTCGGTTCGTCGTCCACGATCACGAGCAGCTTCACCGGCATGATTGCCATGATGGCCTTATGTGCCGGGTCCGGCTTTTCAATCGTGACGTAGAGGAGCGCCAGATCGTCTCCGGTCCTGCATCGAAACATCAGCATTTCGCCGACAGACGTGAGCGTTCCGGCCATCTGCTCCTGGCCGCCGGCGAAGGGATCGTCCTCCCCTTCGGTGTGCATCCACTGTGCGCTTGCAACCGATGACATCAACGTGAGCGCGGCCCAGAAAGCCACTAATCCGAATCGCATTTTCCCCTCCGCATCGACGTTGCGATGATAGCCGCAGGCCGTCTTAGACGTCCACGGATAACCTGTGACATACGTTTTTCACGTTTGATTGACATACGTTTTTCGCGTATGTACGTTGACGGCGCAATTAACCACCCAGAGGGGAACGCGCTGCCATGACAAAACCCGTCGACCTGATCATCGCAAACGAGCTTCACCGCGCCGCCGAAATCATCGAGCCGCGCTTCAACACCAGGAAGGAAGCTGAGCGGACGGAGATTTTCCAGTCGGTCGCGCGCCAGGTGTTGTGCGACATCGCGCATCAGGGACGCATCGAGGTCGTCGCAAAGGCGCTCGAAGCCATTGGCGTTTGCGGCGGCGTGGATGGCATTAAATCCCGCATGCAAGGCGTACTCGAAATGCGCGCCGAAGAACGCCGTAGCCTCGGCATCCCGGACCCACAGCCCGCCCCGGCCCCAACAACCGATTTCGTAAAGGCAGCCTTCGACAATTTCGCTGAAAAGCTCAGCGAACAACTCGGTCCGGGCGTCAAGGTCGAAGCCGTGCAGGTAAAGCCGAGCGACGAGTAAGCGCCGATGTCCTCGCTCCGCGACAGCACGGCGGACGCAGCGGCCGCGCTGATGGCCGAGCCATCAGACGGCTCGGTCACGCTCACTCGCGACCAGGACATTGAAGCGCGCCGCTTCATCTGCGAGGCGCGCGCCACGCTCGGCGAAGCGCTCAACGCCGCCCGCAACAATCACGATCGCAGAGTGCTGCGCGACCGCATCAATGGTCTCAACTCCGTTCTCGCAATGCTCGGCCGCGACTGACGCGCGGCGTCCACGAATTGTGCCTGCGTACTAACAAACAGGGAAACCCTATGAAATCACGATTGGTCATGGCCGCACTCTCGGTGCTCGCCATGCTCACGGTTCTACCGCAGGCGCACGCCGGCGGATGGACGGGTTGCTACGTCGGCGCGCAGGGCGGCTATGCCGTCGCCCCCCACGAGATCGGCATCGCAGGTCTTGCCTCGATCGACGGCATCAGCTCCGAAGGCTTCCAGGGCGGGCCGGTGATCGGCTGCGACCTCGAGGTGTCGGACCGGTTCGTGTTCGGCGCCTTCGCCGACTACGCCTTCCGCTCCGTCGACACGGACATTTCGCTGTTCGGCGGCAGCGCGAGCGTAGGCCTTGAGGACGCGTGGAGCGTCGGCGCGCGCGCCGGCTATCTCGTGACGCCTCAGACCCTCGTTTACGCCCTCGTCAGCTACCAGCGCAGCGACGTCAACGACGCGGGCACCGGCTTGCTGCCGTCCGACGTCGACGGCTTCGGCGGTGGTGCCGGCATCGAAACCGGGCTCGCGCCCGGCTGGTCGCTGCGCGGCGAGTATCGCTACGTCGCCTATGACGGCGTCAACATCGGTCCCGTCTCGATCGACACCGACGAGCACCAGGTGCGCGCCGGTCTCGTCTGGCGGCCCTGGAACACGAACTAGCGAGATCCGCGCGGCTTGCGAGGGCGTGCCGCGCGCGACGCACACAGGTCGGGGATCTGCGGTGCGACACGAGACCGGAGTCGGGAGCGGGGCTACGACCAGGCGTCCCGGCTCCGGTCAAAACAACATAAGCGGGGAATTCTGATGACCATCACCGAAACGCTGCTCACTGAAATCAAAAGCGACACCGCGCCCAACGATCTGGCCGTGTTCTACGCGCAGGCGCTTTCCGAGACGCGCCGCGGCCAGCCGGTCGATTGGAACCGTATCGGCTACGCGCTCACCGCCAAGTACGGACCCGAGCGGGTGTCGCACCTGCGCACGCGCGCCGAGCTGATCCTCACCGGCCAGATCCAGCCCTGCCTCACGATGTCGGCCGCCGAGCAGCGCAACTACGGGCTCGGCGCACACGTGTCGTATCCGCGCCGCGCAGCCCCTCAACGCGAGAGGGCGTTCGCATGACACCCGCGCACGCGCTGCCCGCGAGCGAGCAACTGGCGCGGATCTGGGACATGCCGCTCGGTTTCCTCCTGTGCCTCGCGCTGGTGACGGCGTGCCTTTGGATCTTGCACCTCGCCGTCGCCGTCGCGTTGCTGCGACGCGACTTGGAACGCGCCCAGCGCAGAGTGCTCGGAACGGCCTACATCGACAACCGCGCGAGCCTGCCATGACCGGCGCGCCGCCAGATGCGACCCGCGCAAGGTTTCCCCTGGCCGAGCAGGCCGAGGAAGCCAAGCGCGAGCTCGACCTGCGATACAAGGTCTACAACGCCCGCGTCCGCGACGGGAAGATGACGCGCGAAGCGGCCGATCGCGGCATCGCGCTCATGCGCGCCATCCGCAACACGCTCACGCTATTCGGCCGCTACGAAGACGAAGTTCGCGCAACGCTGCAGCATTGCCTCGACCAGGATCGTTCGGCAGCCGAATTCGAGCAGCGCCACGCGCGCGACAAGGCCGAACTCGAAAAGCTTCAATCGAATCCCGCCGTGAAGGCCGTTTGCGATGCGTTTCCCGGCGCGGAAGTGCGCCTGCCCGCGCGCGCCGACGCTCCCAGCGCCGAAACCGAATCCTATCCCCTGAACCCCGAGACCGAGGAAGCCGAATGAGCCTCGAAGATCTTCTGAAGAGAGTGGACGCGTGCAGCGGGCCGGATCGGAAGCTATCCGACCTGATCCTACTCGCCTGCGGATGGCGCACGAACTACGAACTCAAGCCGCTCGTCGGACAGAGCTACGTCAACTGCGCCGATGAGGCGTGCTGGTATCCGCCGGGCGAGCAGTCGGCGTGGGTGCACGGCTATTCGAGACCCGATCCTGCGGCATCGCTCGATGACGCCATTGAACTCGCCATGCACGCGTTGCCGGGCACGTACTGGTACGTGTGCGCCGGGCGAGCGCGGGTCGGCGAACCGCTTTTCGGCGCACAATTCGTGGGCCATGACGAGAGCGGCGTTTCTCACGACGAGCCGCTTGGCATAGCTGAGCACGAAGCAAGCGCTCCGCTCGCCGTTCTCTCAGCCCTCCTCCGCGCCCTTATCTCGCAGAAGGAAGGTGTGGAATGAGCCGGTCAGGATACACCGACGACGGCTGGGATGATGAAAGCGCACAGTGGGCGAGCATCCGCTACAACGGCGCGCTGAAGTCCGCCATCCGTGGAAAAAAGGGACAGGCCTTTCTCAAGGATCTGCTCGCCGCTCTCGACGCGATGCCGGAGAAGCGGCTGATCCGCGAGCAGTTGGTGATCGACGGGGACCAAAGCTCCTACATCGGCGATCACTGGGGCGGCGCAACATACCCGCAGGTGATCGTTGGCGCTGACGAACTATGCGCGACGGATGGCACGGTCGCGGCAATGGGCGATGTTTGCGCGCTCGGTGCACTCGGGCGGCGCCGCGGCATCGATATGAGCAACCTCGATCCTGAGGACATAGAGACCGTCGCTGACAGCTTCGGCGTCAACGATAAAATCGCGCGCGAGATCGTCTACCACAACGACGAGGCATTCTATCGCGAGTGGGTGAACGGGAAGAATACCCCAGACGGCTGGGTGGACGGTTACAGCCGCGTCCTTACGCCCGAAGAGCGCTGGCAAAGGATGCGCGATTGGGTCGCATCTTTGATCAAGCCTGACGAAGACCGCCCCTCCGCTCCGAAGGCAGATGTGGGAGGTGAGGCGTGAGCTGGGCTGTCGGTTTCGATGAAAAATGGCAGCGGGACATTGGCTACGGCGTGCCTGCGAAGTGTGATCATCCCGGCTGCGATGCCGAGATCGACCGCGGCCTTTCCTACGTTTGTGGAGGCATGCCCTACGGCGGCGAAGAGGGTTGCGGGCTGTTCTTTTGCTCCAACCATCGCGATTACGCAGAGGGTTACGAACGTCAGGTATGCGCGCGTTGCGCAGCAAATGCGCAGCCCTTCCAGCCGACGCCCGACGTGACGGAGTGGATCAACCACAAGCTCACCGATGAGTCCTGGCAACGGTGGCGCGACGGGAACCCCGCCGAAGTTGCGAAGCTCAAAGCCGACCTCCCCAGTCCCGCTCCTAAGGACGGCTCGTCTAAGAGCGGAGGGGCGTGAGCATGGGCGTGCAACGCATCGTCATGTACTCGGGCGGCGCTCTTTCTTGGGCGGCAGCCATGCGGACGATCGAGCGGCACGGGCGCGACAACGTGCGCTTGCTGTTCACTGACACTTCGATGGAAGACGAGGACCTTTATCGCTTCCTCGACGACACGGAGCGCCAGCTTGGCGTTGCCCTGATCCGCCTCAAAGACGGTCGCACACCCTGGCAGGTCTTCGAAGACGAAGGGATGATCGGCAATGACCGCGCCGACATTTGCTCTCGCATTCTGAAACGGGAGCTGGGTCAGCGCTGGCTTGCCGAGAACGCACCCGGCGCAACACTCGTCTTCGGCATCGATTGGACTGAGCCCCATCGCCTACCGGCCCTCACGGAGCGATACGGCGCCATGGGGTACGGCGTCGAAGCGCCGATGTGTGAGAAGCCGTACCTTTGGAAAAACGCCGTCTTCGATTGGATGAAGGCCGAGGGCATCACCCCGCCCAGGCTGTACGCTCTTGGCTTCTCGCATAACAACTGCGGCGGCTTCTGCGTCCGCGCCGGTCATGGTCATTTCCGACATCTGCTGCGCGCAATGCCGGAGCGGTACCAGTTCCACGAAGCCAACGAAACGCGCCTTCGCGCCGAGTTGGGCGACGTGTCCGTGATGGTCGACAGACGCGGTGAAGGCCCACGCCGCCCGCTCTCAATGGCGACCTTCCGCGAGATCGTCGAGCAAGGCCGCGAGCGCCAATCGGAACTTCAACTCGACGAGTTCGGCGGCTGCGGCTGCTTCCTCGACGCTGACCGCCCGACCTCAGGAGACACCCATGGCAACTGACGGTCAGGTGATCGAGCCGGGCGTTTGGCCGAACTTCATTGCCCCGCCGCAGCACCCCGATCCTTGCGAAGGTTGGGAAGACCCGCGCTTGCCGCCGTTCGACATCATTTGGGAGGTCGCGCGCGATCAGGGGTACGCCATCGGACTGCACGGCTCAATGAAGCGCGATTGCGATCTGATCGCCGCGCCTTGGGTTGAGCAAGCCGCACTTCCCGCCGCGCTGATATCGGCGCTCTGCGAAGCGCTGAATGCTCGCCAGATCGGCCCCGTCGAGCAGAAGCCGCTCGGCCGCGTCGCAGTGACAATCCAGATCGACGGCTACTTCAAGAACATCGACCTTTCAATAATGCCGAGGGAGCCCGAGTGACCATGCCCACTGATAAGCCTGCACTGCGCGACGGACCTCGGATCGTAGCCGTAGCAATGAAGCGCAACGATCTTGTTGTGACCAAGCCCGCGCCCGCCCGTCATCACCACCTGTGCTCGGAGATCAACCTCGCTGGGATGAACCCAAACGAGTTCGAGCAAGGCTTTCTGGGAAGCGACGGCCAATTCTACACCCGGTTTCAAGCGCGTCAGAGGGCGTTCTGGGCGAGCCAGATTACGCACTCTCAGCATTCCCGCGAGCTTTTCTCGGAGGATTTGTGGTGACCATGCCTAACCCTGTAGCAGAGGTAGTGGAACGGCTGCTTCCTTGCCCGTTCTGCGGTGGTGAAGCGAACTACCAGGAAGAGCACAGCCACCATTGGCGTGTCGTGTGCATGAGCTGCGGCGTGCAGCACCCGTTTGTGTCCGTTCGCGAAGTAGATCCGCGACCTTCGCTCGTTGCGGCGTGGAACACTCGCGCCGTATCCCGAGAGCGTGACACGGGAGTGCCGGAGGGGTTCTGGCTGGCACCAATCAAGCCAACTGCCGAAATGATGTCGGCGGCTGCATCAGCGCATTACGGCAAGCGGCGCGTTGTGGAATGTGGCGGGCCGATTGGCATTGCAATGACGGTCGACGACCGAGATTTCAACTTTCTCGATGCTTTCAAGGCGTTTTGGAAGGGCGCTCGTTCCGCCGCTCCGCAACCTCCAACTGTCTCTGCATTGCCGCCGTTTGAATCAGCAGGCTTGCGTGGCGCGAAGCTTGTCGCTGAGCGTGAGCTTGGGATTGAGCGGCAACCTCCAACTGGGCTCGCGAAAGACGTTGAGATCGCCACTCGACGTTGCGCGGAGCTTGATGCAGCCAAACGCAGCGTAACCGAGCCTGCGCCCCTCCCCGACCTTTCCACCCTTACCCGAGAGCGGGATCAGCTCAAGGCCGACCTAGAGCGCGCTTATGAAGTGGACGCAGTCAAAACGCGCGAGATCGTCACTCGCACGAACGAGTACAGCAAAGTCCACAGAGAGCGGGATCAGGCAAGGGAGGCGCTGGCCGAAACCCGCGACCTCATTGAAGACCTTGCAGACCGTGCGCTTGAGGATCTGAAAGCTGATCGCGAAAGGAAGTTCGACCCCTACGATGCACCGGATGATTGCGAAAGCTGCATCACGGTCACGTTCGGCGAATTGCGGAAGGCCACTAAGCGAGCCCGCTCCGTTCTCCACCCTGAGCCGGCACCCAGCGCGGAGGTGCCCGCCTGATGGTCCGTCCCGCGCACAATCCCGGCCAATGGCCCCGGTTGATGCGGGCCGAGACGGCTGCAGCTTATGTCGACGAAGTGTCAGTTGAGGCCTTCCGTCGCGCCATTCCACAGTTGTATCCTCGCCCGCTGGACGTGAAGGGCAAGGGGGAGAGATGGCTGAGGGAGGATCTGGACAGGGCGATCGAAGCGATGAGCGGCCGGACGACATACCTCAAAGACGCGAGCGCCGTGTTGTGAAACCAGCGTCCTGGCCGCGCTACATGAAAGAGAAACGCACGTCAAGCGGCATGGCCTACTATTGGACGCCGCACGATCGCGATCTCGCAGCGGGATGTCCTGTCCGCCCAGAGCCCCTCGGACGAGACTACGGCGAAGCGGTAACGCGCGCAGCCCTCCTCAACAAGCACCTGGATGCCTGGCGCACGGGGCGCAACGGTGTTGTCATTCCCGAGGCGCAGCCTAACTTCGGCACGGTGAAATGGCTGTTCGCCAGCTACCTCAAGAGCGACGCGTTTCTAAAACGCGTGTCCCAGCGCTCCCGCTACGAATACAAGCGGGCACTCGCGCGTATCGAAGATACCCCGACAACAACCGGAACGACAGTCGGCGCGCTTCCGGTGTCATCGATCACCCCAGCAGCAGCCGACAAGATCTACAGCAAGCTGCAGACCGGACCGCGCGGTCATCGCCGCCGTCAGGCCAACCTATCGGTCGACGTTGCCCGAAGGGTGTGGAAAGTCATGCGGCGCAAGCATCCCGACGTCGTGCCGATCGAAAATCCTTGGTCCGGTGTCGAGAGAGATCTGACCAAAACCGCGAAGCCAGCGGCTACCCGGAGCCACGCCTATGCCCTCGCTGAAAAATTGAAGGAGATCGGCGAGGTATCGCTCGGCGCGGCAGCCCTCATCTGCTTCGAGTGGCATCAGCGACCGGAGCATGTTCTTGGCGGCGATATCACATGGGCGGACTACAGACCACCGGAGCGTAAGGATGCCGTTTTCATTCGCCATCCGAAAACCGGCGAGAAGGGCTGGCAACCGCTCGGAGACGATGCAGGCCGCCTTTTCCCTGAACTGGAAGACTATCTGAAGAATGTTCCCCGGCTTGGGTTGCCGATGGTCCTCACCACGGGCAAGCGCGGTCCTTCCCGGCCATACTCCAACGAATACGCCGAGCGCAAGGTTCGGCTCGCGCGCAAGCTTGCAAAGTTGCCCGTCTACGTCACGCTCGATGCCTGCCGACATGGCGGCATGACGGAACTCGGCGACTCGGGGGCGACAGAGGCCGAGACGATGGCAGCGTCCATGCACAAGACACCGAACGCGGCGCGCCTTTATGTGAAGCGCACCGAAGCCCAGCGGAGCTCAGCAGCACGCAAACGCCGAACGCTGATCGAGAACGAAAGCGGTAAAAAAGTGGGAATAGCCGTCAGACGGAAAAGTGGGAATGACGAAACGTGAACGAAATTTCCCAGCAATTTCATGGCGGTCCCTACGGGAGTCGAACCCGTCTTTTCAGATTGAAAATCTGACGTCCTAACCGATAGACGAAGGGACCGCGTGCGCGGCGGGGGAGGCCCCGGCGACGGCAAGCGCGTGGTATAGAAAGGTTTCTCGCCGGACGCAAGCGCACTTGGAAAAACTGTCCGGGGCGCGGCAATTATGCCGATCCCGGCTGGATTTACTGCTGGCGCGGATCGGCCGCATCGTCGATCTGAAGCTCGATCCGGTCCCGTCCGCCCCAGGTGTCCCGCTTGAGCTTGCCCGCGACATGGATCGGCATCCCGTTCGAGGCGCCCATCAGCAGGTCACCGAGCGGCTGGCCGGCAGCGCGGAAGGCGACGGCATCCAGCCGGGAGCCGTCACCGGCCTCCAGCACGCACCGGATGTGCGCCGAACCCACGGGCTTCGCGAACTTCACCCGATGCGCCGGAAACGCGAACCGCGGCTGCGGATTGCCCTGCCCGTAAGGCCCGGCCCGCTCCAGAAGAGTGATGAGGCTTTCGTTAGCGGCCGTCGGCGTCAGCGCGCCATCTATGGGGAGCGACGCGCGTTCCGCGAGACGCGCCGCAGCCCCTGCGAGCGTCGTCGCGAAGAAACGCGAAAGATCGTCGAGCTTCGCTTTGTCGACGGTCAACCCCGCTGCCATCGCGTGTCCGCCGCCCTTGAGCAGGTGGCCCGCAGCCACGGCCTGACGCACCGCCGCACCGATGTCGATTCCCGAAACGGACCGCAGCGATCCCGTTCCCGCAACGACGCCGCCAATCGCCTCCTTGTCCCACGCGATGACGCACGAGGGCCGCTTGAAGCGTTCCGTCAGACGGCTCGCGATCAGGCCGACGACGCCACGATGCCAATCCGCGGACCCGACCAGCAGCACCCCAATGTCCGGCGTCTCTTCGAACATGCGGTCCGCCATCGCGGTCGCTTCCTCGAGCGCCGCCTGCTCGATCTCCTTCCGCTCTTTGTTGAGCCGGTCGAGCAGCACCGCGATCCGCGCGGATTCCGTTTCGTCGTCGGTGGAGAGCAGCTTCGCGCCCAGCGCCGCGTCCCCGATACGACCTCCCGCATTGATGCGTGGCCCGAGGATGAATCCGAGATGATAAGCCGTCGGCGCTTCGTTGAGGCTCGCGGCATCCGCAAGCGCGCGCAAACCGACATTCTCGCGCCCGTGCATGACCTGAAGCCCCTTGGTCACGTACGCGCGATTGAGCCCCTTGAGGGGCACCACGTCCGCGACCGTCGCGAGCGCCACGAGATCGAGGTCGTGAATAAGCGACGGCTCGGAGCAGTCCTTCGAATAGAAGCCCCGCTGCCGCAGCTCGCGCACCGTCGCCACGAGCACGAGGAACACCACACCGGCAGCGCACAGATGCCCTTGACCGGAGATGTCGTCGAGACGGTTCGGATTGACGAGCGCATGCACGGGCGGAAGCGTTTCGTCTGCCTGATGGTGATCGATGACGACGACATCGACGCCGCGCTTGGCCGCGACAGAAAGCGGCTCCGTGCTGGTGGTGCCGCAGTCCACTGTGATGATGAGCTTCGCGCCTTCGCCGATCAGCTGATCGATGGCGGCTGCGTTGGGTCCGTAGCCTTCGGTCAAGCGATCCGGAATATAGATTCGGGTGCGCACACCATGATGGCCGAGAAACCGCGCCATGAGCGCCGACGAGCACGCGCCGTCGACGTCATAATCGCCGAAGATCGCCGTAGGCTCTCGCCGCGCGATGGCATCAGCGATCCGCTTCGCCGCCTTGTCCATATCCGTCAGCGTCGAGGGATCCGGCATCAACGCGCGGATCGTGGGATCGAGAAAGACGGGCACTTCGTCGAGCGTGACACCGCGCGCCGCGAGCACACGGCCCAGCAACTCCGGCAGCCCATGTTGCTGGCTGATGGCGAGGGCTTCATTGAGCTGGGGCGCTTCGAGCGTCTCCTCCCAGCGGAACCCGCGGGCCGAATGCGTGACGCCGAGAAACGCCGTCTCTCCCGTTTGCACGTCAATGCGCGCTTTCCTGACCGCGGTCATACCAGTCCCCTCGCCCGATTCGCTCAGGTTGCACAGTCCCATGCTGAACCGGCCGGGCGAAGGCCCCTGTCAGAGCCGTCCACAAGCGCGACCCTTGTTCGGCCCCCTCGCCTATGGCAGAGGTGCAGGGCAGACACAGAAAGAGAGCACCATGGACGCCAAGACGCTTCTCATCATCCTGTTGCTGGCCGCAGTCGGCGTGCTCGGCTACCTCTATTACGACAGCCAGCAGACGCAGGTTCGCATCGACGTGCCCGGCTTCAAGCTCGAAGCGAAATAGCGAAAAGCCCCGCCGTTGAGCGGGGCTTCCCATCCTGACTTGGAAATGAGGTCGCGGCGCAACTGGCCGCGATCAATCGCGGTGGTCGGCGAGGAGATGCTGTCCAGCATCGCGGAAGCGGCTCTTGATCCGCCGCACCGTGCCCGTCTTCGAGCGCATGATCAGTGTCTCGGTCTCCGCCATCTCGCCGCGGAATTTCACGCCTTCGAGGAGCGAACCGCTCGTCACGCCCGTCGCCGCGAAGATGACGTCCGAGGACGCCATGTCCTCGAGCTTGAACTTCTTCTTGATGTCGGTGATGCCCATCTTCCGCGCGCGCGCGACCTCTTCGTCATTGGAGGGCACGAGCCGGCCTTGGATCTGGCCGCCGATGCAGCGCAGCGCCGCCGCCGCGAGCACACCTTCCGGCGCTCCGCCCGATCCGAGATAGATGTCGATCCCGGTCTCGTCCGGATCTGTCGTCCAGATCACGCCAGCGATGTCGCCATCCGGAATGAGCTGCACGCCAGCTCCTGCTTCAGATCGGAAGAGCACACGTCTGAACT